TTCTAAGGTAGGCACTATAAAGTCTTTTTGACTTTAAAAAAGTTACAAATTCCTGTTGTTCAGGGGTTAATTTTGATTTTTTATTTTTTAACACGTAGCGCCTCCCAACGTAGTTTAAGCTTGTTTAACTCTTTGTCCAGTAGTAGACTTGCAGAACTTTCCGACAGTTTAATCGGGGGTTGACCCTTTTTAGGGAAGATTACTCTTCCGCAAATGTCCACGATCTCTACAGACCAGCGAACATTATTTAAGAGCATCAAGAGATTCGCCTTGGAGTTGGACTTAGCCGTCAGTATCTCCATTAGCATAGCTTGCGCCTTAAGTTTTGTAGCTCGATTGGTGTAGCTTAATAAGTTATTATCAAGAAGTTTCCTCTCTCTCTTATTAAGTAGGTCAGGGTAAAGCTCGAACATTGAAGAGTTCGGAATAAAAAGTGCCCCTACTACTTTCATGTTGGCGTAGTCCGTTTGACAAATAGTCACCTTGAACTTGCCTTTCCACAAAGTAATACATGTTCCTCTGTCCTCTAGGTCTTCAAGCCATCGTTTGAAGTTTCCCTCTTCAAATAGCTTTCTCTCTTCTTTTTTAAATATGTACGGTACAATTTTTATATTGTACTTCTCTAGTCCCAATTGACCAAAATTAAGACTTTCGGGAGTTGTAGTCCCTTTGTACGGATGTTGGCAATAATTTACTAATCGCTCCATATTAAACCCTCCATAGGTTTAGTAAATGCCTATGCACTTACTTTTTTGTTTTCGACTATTAGAGAATAATCCCTAACGCTTTGCTTGTCAACTGTTTTTATATCTTTTTATTAAAAAAGTTTTTATACCTTTTTAATCTGTTTGCTTATCGATTGATATTGATACTATTTATTAAATATTATTCCCTTCGCTATGTTTTTTTATAGTACTATATTGTAGTACTAGTTTTTATACTATATTAAATACCATAATCCGACGGGGAGCGTAAGTATTACTTTGTCCCTCAGTTGGATTATTTTGGTTTAGGTTCATGTTAGGTTTTTGTTTCATTGGAGTTCCTTTGTCGGATAGGTGGGCTACTAGGCTCGTTTTTCGGCTGTTCACCCGTCATTAAGACAAGTATTATTATATACTGGGTCTGGGCTATTGTATATACTTCTTTTTGCTTTTAGTTATATTCTTTTCAAGTTTCGTTTCACAGAAGGCAATTCGCTTTTCTATAAATTGCGTGTAGTTATCCGGTCGGTCTGCATCCTTAAGGATTTTAGACAGGCGATAAGTTTCCATTAAATAGAATAAATGACTCCGGTGGTTAGAGATATACAGGCGCAGTTTCTTATTTTGAACTGAGTCTATCGAGATTAAGAACTTACCCTTGTTTTCAGTACTTTCTTTAATAACTACTGTTTGATCGGGTTTCCGGTAGTCGGTTACTATCAGGGCTATTTTTCCATTGTTCCGCTGGACTATAACGAGGTGCCAAACACCGTCAACTTTTTTAATGCTATTTAATATCATGTTTTGTCTCCTAATTTGAATACGCATTGTTCCCAATTTTGATTCTTTTTTAACCAAGTATAGAGGTCTCTAGGCAAATATTTGCGTATATCAGCATATTTCCAACCGTGCCAACCTTCTACAGTTGTTGATAAAAAAGCTGTACCAGTTTTGTCTAAGTTAACATACTTGTACCTTTTCGGTGGTAAATCTGATTTTAGGTATTCTTCCAACTTTTTACCAATTTGTATTAACTTCGGTGGTGTATTTTTATCATAGATCATACTTGAATCCTTTGCACCATATCAGGCGCGATATTGTAGAGTATATAAACTATACATATAATACTTATAGTTACCCCGATAGCTAGGACTAGATTTAATACTATATTTAGCGTGTCCGGTTGTTTCATGACTTTATGTCTTCTAATCGGTGACTAGTCAAGGGGTGAAATCTACCAGAGGTAACATTAAATAGGAGTTCTTCACCGTCTCCGTTTTTGTGACCTACTGCCACTACTACATGATTTTCTAATAGTCTTAAGTGACTAATTTTTATGTTGTCTTGTATTTCTATAAAGTTATCAGTACATAAACAATCACCATATGGGTAAAACTTAAACGTTGTTAATCTACCCATATTAAAAGCATCGGAGTATATTTTGTTAAAATATAGTTCGGTTCCTAATGATTCAACTTCGGTATAGTCCGTTTTTACTTTGAATACATGTATTATGTAATCATTTAAAAAGTTGTGTTCCTCCCCGAAGTATTCATTATAGAATATATTTTGTTTTCTTATTTGTTCGTTAAACTCTTCTACGGTATCACACTTAATTATTGATTCGTCCCCTTCACAATAACAACGTATTGAAAGATTAATTCTACTAATATTTAATAGATTGTGTCCTGCAAATTCCGTTGTTTCATCGGAGTACAATTGTTCAAAATTGTCTTCACTATCTATAAATTTTCTAGTTACTTTTACCATTACAGTACCCTCACGAAATTAAATTTACTTGTTTTATTTCTTTTCTTTTGAATAAAGGCTTTTATTTCCGCTTCTTCACCCATCCATGAACCACGGCTTGCACTAAATTGTCCTACCCATCGTGGTTGATTATTTCTGATTACATATACAACAAATATTGCTGTCTTGTATGGTCTAGTGTGTTTCTCTTTGTAAGTGTAAAAGAATTGTTCCATTTTTGATTCCTTTTTAGGGGAGGTTCTCCCCCGTTTGATTTAGATTAGTTTTGACCTTTAAGGTCGGCTATTAAAAAGCATAAGTCTCCATAATTTATTTGTATGTAGTCTTGAAGGCTAGGGGCTTGAATTGTTGTTATTATGAATAAGTGTCCCCCGTTAGGATACCACCAGCCGTCACTTTTGACCTTTGGTTCATACACATATAAAGTAACGTCATTATCGTCATCTATTGCTACGTAGGAGTATTTTTCTGCTTGGTCAACGGTTATCTTTTCGATAAGTATATCCTTAATTTGTTGCAGTTCGGTTTTTGGTGTAACTTGCCCGTATTCATCAAAGGTTAATATCATTGAAAGAGCTATAACTTTTATCTGTGATAGGGTTTTAAAGTCGTGGGTTGTCTCGCCTAATGCATCGCCATTGATATCGAATACACGGATTGTAATACAATTCGATTCAAGTTTATTCTCTAAGTACATGACCATAACAGTGTAATCTTTGTTAAGTACATAACCCTTTCTTGTAGTTCCGTTTAGACCTTCTGTTTCATACATTTTTTTCATATTGTTTCCTTTAGGTGTCTATACACCTATTTTTTGATTCTTGACGGGGGAGACTAGTCTCTTGACCCTTGATTGCTACATGGTGGAATTGCACCACCATTTAATCCTCTAGGATATAGCCTTAATCTTTTCTAAGTTTTATATATTGTTTGATGGCTTTTTTTTGTTCTTTTAAAGTCTTATCATGTACCTGTAAATATATTAAGACCGCCTCAGTACTATCAATTAAACCCTTGCCGAATGCAATACCATAAATGTATATTGTAGGGTAGTCTTTAAGGTCAAACTTTTTACAACCTCCGATACCAACCATTTCTATTTGTAGACTACTATCAATTAACATTTCCATAAAAGTATCATACTTTGTCACTAATTTTTTGTCATATATTATCATTGTTACCTCTCTTTTTTATTACCCTAATTGATAACTACTTGCAAAGTAGACACTATCACCGCTGTCATTGTATTTTACTAAGTTACTACTGAAATAACTTGTGCCTTCTGCACCGTCCCAAAAACGTGTTTCAGACTCCCTATACCCATCTAGTTTCATGAAGTTTCCTAAGTAGTAGACTTGACCGGAGACTCTAAAGAATGAGTAGCTAGAGTCTAATTCATCGGGTTCAAGAAAGTCATAATCTTTCTTTTCTTTGTCGGTTAGGTCGTAGCCTGATATGATTTCTTTAGGCTTGTAATCTGATACTATTACTAAGGCATTGTCGGCAAGTCCAGTTACGAATCTTTTTAGACTATGCATGTAAATTAGACAATAGGTGTCTGATTCGGCAAGGTCTACGAATGAGCACTTTAAGGCTTTACATTGTCGCTGTATTTTTAATAGGTCTCTACCCGTGAATTTAAAAGAACTCATTCTTTTTGCTATTAAGTCGGTCATTACTTCTTTTACTTGTTGCTCTAACATTATTTTGTTCCTCCTAGAACGGTGTATACTTCGGTCTTTCTGTCTGCTTGGTCAGTGAATAGATTCTCGATGAATGAGTCAAACTTGTCGGTCTCTTCGATAACAGGCTCTTTTGTTTCTCTTTGTTCTTTCCAGAATTGTTTAATTAGTTTTGATTTCATTTTTGTTCCCTTCGAGCTTGCCACAATGGACATTGATGTTGCACTCTTTCCTGTCTGCAATAGGGAGTCGAACCCTATACATAAACCATGCAGATTTAGTCAATATTATTGTATTTGGCGGTCTTGTTACTTATTACTACCCTTCGTGTAATTGGTACTATTTCAACCTCTTCTATTGAAGTTTCGGGAACTATCTCTATTGATTGAATGCATACATAATCAATGTCTGATTTCATGGATTTATACAGGGTTATGTTTTCACCACCAAAGTCTAATACATTAAGGTAGCAACGTTCTAATTCAAGGGACATTGTATCAAAGTCTAGTGACTTAATAGTCCGTAGTTTGTGGCTTAATGTGTCTGTAGTTAATAGTAGTTTTTGTCCTACCTTGTAGCCTTTTACTTCTATGTATCGTCTGGATATTAAGGCAAGTCTAGAGTCGTATAACTCTTCTTGTTTGTAATTGCCTAAGTCACATAATGCTTCAAGTGATTTCATAGAGCAATAGTTTGCCATGGAATGTAATAGGTCAGTGTCTGTGATAGTAGGGATTGAGTTGATTAGTTTCTTAGTAAATCTGTATGTAGTCATATTGTACTTCCTTTTGTTAGCTGGTTAGTTTGTATTTGTTTAGGCTAACTCCTAACAGTACAGGCAGTATGGGATTGTGTCTAGTATTATTTTAGGGAATTGGTGAAGTTTATTTTATTTGTGCTGTTTTCTATAGATATAAGGATATTTCTATAGTTTCTATAGGGTCTGTATTTAGGGGTGTTAGGTATAACTAATATATATATATGTTATTTTAATTATTTAATATGTTATTATAAAGTATATGCAGAAAAGCATATATAGATTGAAATATAGGTGAGTATTGGGGAAGAGAGGGGTACGAGAGGAGACGAGTCAAAGTAACATATTAAACCGAAATATGGCCAAATATGGCCATTTAGACACCCCAAATAACTATAGAAAAGGGTAGAAAGACATAGAAAGTTCTATAGACCCAGGGTTTTGACCCCCCAATGGGGGTTTTGGGTTCGGGAGGTAGAGAGACCCGTAAATCTCAATAATACAAAAAAATATATATATAAAATCAAACCAACATTCCATCCGTCACTGTGCGATTGCAAAAGCAATCCCCCTGTGGTATACTCTCTATATAAAGAAAAACTAAAAGAAACTAAAAGGATCCAAAATATGAACGAAGACCAAAAGACAGCCCAGCGTATGAGACGCCAAACCCTAAAGGACCAAGAAACCCGAGATTTCACCCAAGATCCATCCAGCGCCCCGTCCAACTACTTGCCCCCATCGGTAATCAACTCCATATCCTCGGTCAAACAAGCCAAGACTACCTTCGACAAATTAATCTCGCGAGAACTAATAGACATGATCGCCAATGGAGACACCCAAACTATAAAACTCAAGGCGATGGACATGTACCACAAACTATCCTCATCTGCCCAGATGCTAATTAAACACGGCAACAACGTAGCCGCTATCGAAGCGCCAACTGGCGATACCGGAGCGACCATAAACGTAAACTTCTCCTCCCACCTACAAAATGACGAGCCAGAGGAAACCCTCAAAATAGCCTCCAGAGACCTAGTCGCGGAAAAGAACGACAAACTATTCGCCGAATCCTTCTCCAAAAAGGACTCCTTCTCCCCCGTCAGGAATGACGTCGAGGATGCAGAATTTGAGGTGATAAATGGATAAGAGAGAAATACTACCAAGAGAAACTATAGAGGCTTTAATAAAAGAGAACACAAGATACTTAGAATCAGAGACAAGATTTGTTTTGAGAGAACTTAAAGTCTTAGCTGCTCAAAGGAGCACAGATGACAAATTATAAATTTACTAATTTTAACGAGCAAGAGAAACGGCTCTTTATAGCTGGCGGACTTGATCGAGATGATCCACGAACCTGCTGCATGATAGATATGAACGGAGACCCGATCAGGGTAATAAAGAAACCTCCAATTATACCGATGGAGATCATCCATCATCCGGATGCTCCAGCTTTTAAAGCAGAGAAAGATTCCGGTTTAATTTTCCAACAACTGATAAAAGAACTTAAGTCAAAACATACTGACTGGTCAAACCCCGAGTTCAAATCGTTGATGCAGCAAGCAGGTAAGGTTAACCTTTGGTTCTACCTTAAATATATAGCGAGTCATTCTGGCCCCTATGGAGACGTGACTGATCATCTACATCGTGACCTGTGCAATTTTAGACAGAGTCAGCTCAAGCCCGGCGCTAGAGGAGCCGTTTTTATTCCCCGTTCTCATTATAAATCAACCGTGTTTACACATGGTGCGAATGGATGGGAACTACTAAGGAACCCCGACCTAAGAATTGGACTAGGGTCAAATATTATTGATCGTTCGCAGGAGTTCATGAGAATGACTCAGGCACAATTTGATGATAACGAGATGATTGAGTTTCTTTACCCAGAGTACTGTCCAGAGAAATCCCTCAAGACGGGGAAGACGGTAGCCAAGCGGTGGAATAGCCGAGAGATGGTTATGCCGAATAGAAGTCGAAATATGCCTGAACCCTCAATTAAGCCGATTGCAGTCGGTGGATCAACGGCCGGGAATCACTTTGATTTATTAGCCCTTGATGATATAATAGGAGATAAGCAATTAGATGCAGACCACATGTCAGGAACAGAAATGCAAAAGATCACCAACTGGTTTAAAAGTAGTTCTAGAACTTTACTTACTGATCCCGCTACTGGTCGGATCACTCTTGCTGCTACTAGATACGCCATCGACGATACTTATGAAGATCTCATGCTTGATTGCTGTGGTCAATTTGGGAATTGGGACGAAATTGATTATCCGATTAAAAGGAATGGTGAATGGGACATCTTTTATAAGATGGCGATTGAACGGAATGAAATTGTCTTTCCAGAGGCGATTACTCGGAACATGCTCGATAAGCTAAGGGTTGATGACTGGTGGACTTATGTGACACAGTATTTAAATAATCCTCACATAGCTGGGGCGTCAGAATGGACAGACTTTGACGTGAAAAAGTTTACTATGGACTATGATGACAATTCGGGATATAGGATCTGGCTGAATGGCGAAGAGAAACCGCTCTATGTCGAGGATATGGATTTGCAGATTGGTATTGATCCTGCCGCCTCGGACCGAAAGGCCCGGGCTACGACTTCAAGGAGTGCAATATCAGTTCTCGCGAGAGACTCGCGTAACAGGATATTTCTTCTAGATGTACAAGCAGGTTATTGGGGACCCAGTAAGCTATTTGATAATATGTTCCGTATCCATAAGAAATTCCGAAGGCATAACCCATCGACTCACCTTGAGCAAATGGGTGCATTCAAACTACTTGGACCACTCCTTCGAGAGGAACAAGAAAAAAGAAATTACTACCTAAATCTGCGCGCAGTTACTAAGGGCACGGACAAAGACAATACAATACGGGCAAATATAGAACCGATACTAAATGACGGAAGACTATACGTAATAGAGAATAATTATAACCTACTAATACAAGAGGTTAAAACATTCCCTAATGGAAAGCTAAAAGACATCCTCGATTCAGTGACACTTGCTTACCAAGCATCACGAACTCCCCCGTCAGAGTTAGAACTAAGTGAAAGATATACTCGAAAGAAAGAAAGCGCTTGGAGAAGCAAAGGCAAAAACGCACTTACAGGATATTAAAATGGAAGAAAGACCAATAAATTATATGACTTATGAGAGTACACTTGATAATCCAGTGGCAGCTAATGACTCTATTGAAAGATTTAAAAAGTACCTATATGGTGGTATGGGATTTTTATTTGAGGAAAGTGAGACAAACACTTTTAAAGAGAAAGTATTAATGGTAGATTTCAACCAGCATATGTTTACAGTTATTAATAAAGATTCTAGAGATCATATTAGAAGAATACCAACTGATATAGTAGGTTACAAGATAGAATCAGCTTATTTTAAATATAGAAAAGAAATAAAACAAATACTATTAGTAGAGTCAGAAAAGAAATGGGCAAAGAAAAGAGAAGCTAAATTAAAAGCAAAAGAAGCAAACCTTAAAGGAGTTACCCAATGAAAAAATATCCATTAGGATTAAGACTCAAGCAAATCTTTACTATGAGATTAAAAGTTGAAAAAGCTTGTTTTGAAATATTAACAAACTATAGATTCGCTAAAAAATATGAACCCTTACCAATTGAAAAAAGATTGAAAAACTTAAAAGAAACACTTATATTAGTACAAGAATCTATAAACGAATTAGAACAGGAGACCCATAATGGCAGACGAAGATAATATCTTTGATATTATAGTAGATGAAGCACCGGAGGACGTTAGGTCGTCTAATCTGGCGGTTTTTAATGACGAGGAACAGCAGACGGCGTTCCTTGATTATATTATTGAAGAACAGTCATTAGCCGAAGATGAGCGGCAGATAAGAGAGCAGAAATGGAAAACTTTTAGACGACAGTCTAAAGCTTTACCTGAAAATGCAACAAAGAACTTTCCTTGGAAGGGAGCGTCAAATGTAAGCCCTCCTTTAATGATGTCGATTATTCATACGATAACGAGTAAGTTGGTTGCATCATTTGCGGATAAGAAACCACTTTGGAAAGTTGAGCCGAGAGATGAAGCCTTTAAGGATCATGCCTCAGCCCTAACTAAGTATATGAACTTATTGGCGATTTCGAGAAATCATTTGAATATTACGGATAAGAAACGATCAGTCTTTTACGACCTAGCTCGTCTCGGAGATCAGGTGATTCATTTACCGTGGATCTTTAAACAACAGAAATTCCGAGCAGATACAGTAGAGGGTACAGAAGAGGAAGTAGTAAAAGTACTACAAGATAGTCCCGGTTTTATTCCATTAAGGATTGAAGACTTTTTTATTAGGGGACACTTTACTAATATACAAGATGCACCTTGGGTGAGTAGACGAAATAGATTCTATTATCACGAGCTTACACAGAAAGCGGCACAGGGTATATTTCAGAATGTTGACCTATTAACTTTAGAGAGTACAGCACCGACGGACGACAATAAGATAGCGGATCAGGCTAACTTAGGTATTCAAATTACAGACAGCAACGTTAAAGAAAGTAGCGTCTTTGATATCTACGAAGCCTATTGCTTCTGGGACATCGATGGTGACGGGGTAATGGAAGATATAATCGTAACGTATGAACCAACTACACGGACGATCCTAAGAACTGAGTATAATAAATTAGGTTTAAGACCGTTCGAGAATATATCATACATAAAAATGCCACACTCCTTTTATTCATTAGGCGTAGGTGATATTACATCGGGTATGCAACAAGAAGCAGAAACACTTCATAACATGGATATAGATGCGAGACATCTAGGAATGATGCAAATGAAAGTAGCTCGAAGGGGGAGCGGATTAGATGAAAATTCGGAGTACTATCCGGGAAAAACTATTATCGTTGATGACCTTAATGACTTCTCGACGTTTAAATTTGACGACATCTCGGAAGGAGCTTTTAGAGCAGAACAGAGAGCTTCATCTTACGCGAGAGAAGCTTCTGGCGCCACTGCACAGATGGCAGGTCAGGATGAGTCAGCGGGAAATAGATTGGGAGCGTCTGGAACAATGTTCCTCGCACAACAAGCAAATACTATCCTTGACTCAGTCAGAGATAACATTTCTGAAGCGTTTAGTAGAATTGGGTTCTTAGTTATTACACAGTTAGTAGCCAACTCAGAACGAGTAGACTATAGTATGGTTTCTGAATATGAGGCAGGTCTTCTTAAGGAGATCTTTGCACTTGATATTCATACACTACCGACTACGTTTAAGTTGGATGTACGAACTACAGAGATGCAAGAGACAGAAGATGCTAAACGAGAAGGCTTAATGTCAGTATGGCAAATCTATAGTCAATTTGGTCAGGAGATGATTCAGGTTGCAGGTATGTTAGGCCAAGGCGGAATGCCAGAAGGTATGACTGATGCGGTTGCATCTTACTATGTCGGAAAAGTTAAGATGATGAAAGAGATGCTAGAGCATTTTCAGATTGATGACGTTAATGACTTTGTACCTTATATTAGGAACTTGGAGATGATGTTAGAGAATCTTGATAGACAAAAAGACGATCAATTAGGAGTTGACCCAGATGGAAACCCAACAGGATCTAATTCTTTTGGCGGACAACCAGCAGGACAAGTGGGACAAGCCGCAGGACAAACAGCTAGCCCAGTTTCTACAGGTAACGCAGGGGCAGTTTAATGACGTTAGGGAGTACTTGTTAGAGTCTCCCCAAACGGTTAAAGTTCTAAAGAGAATTACATCAATATATGATGAGAAACAATTAAATAAACTTAAAACAAGTAAAGAAAGTATTGATATCTATCGCTCTCAAGGAGCGTTGGATATCCTTAAAAAGATAAATGATATGATAGAAAATATTAAAGGAAATTACTAATGGAAACACTAACAACAGAAGAAATTATTGTTGATCCAATAATCGACGGGGGAAATCTAGCACCGGATACTCATATTCAGCCAGATCTATTTCAGATTGAGGACGAGGAAAATACACCGTCGACTGACGACTTGACTGCTCAGATTGCTGCACAAGCTGCCGAACTGGAGAAACTTAAACTAGGATCAGACCTAAGCGCAGGTATGACTCAAGGATTTGATACTTTGGCTAGACAACTACAGAGTCAGAATGCGCCAAATTACGATCACCTTCCGGGACTTCCGGCAGTTATTAATACACCCCAGACGCAGTTTAACTTGCCAGATCGGGAATCTTTTGAGCGAGAGTTCTTAACTAATCCTTATGACTCACTGCAAAAGTTTTTGGCTCCGGTAGTAGGAAATCAGCAACAAGTTGTGAATACTCAAATGGCCGAGATGAATAAGATGATCTCAAAGAATAATACTTATATGAACGATACTAACAAGGATATACTGAATAAGTATGGAGATGAAGTTGGGGTTTATGCAAGTCGACTACAGGGTAATGATCCTTGGGGAGAAGCAGTTAAGCAAGTTAGATCTAATCACTTTGCGGATATAATGGCGGATCAGACTAAATCTATTGAAGAAAAGATGTACGAAAAAGCTAAGGCAGACTTACTAGCAGAAAGTACAGCAGCAGATTCAACTCTAGCCTCCCCCGTCGGAAGTACTAATTTAGGACAGGCAACTATACCTACTGTTAAGAAGGTAAGTATAACTAAGACACAGATGGATAAGGTGAAAAAATTAACCGCGTTGAAGTTTGGTCCGGATTCAGGTTCTGAAACAGAGCTTATGATGTATAACTACTTGAAAGAAAGAAACGAGATTTAGGAGAAATAAGATGAAACAATATATTGGAATTAAAAAGATAAATGCAAAACCAATGAATAGACTAGACTATAATGTTTTTAGAGGTTGGGAATTACCTGCTGATGAAGATGGAACTGATGAAGGCTATTTAGTAGAATATATAAATGGTGGTAAAGCAAATACAGATTCTTATGGTGGTTATGTATCATGGAGTCCTAAAGATGTTTTTGAGAACGCTTATTATGGTTTGAGTTTCATAAACTCATTTAATGTAATTGAAAAAATAACAGAACTATTCGGAGAGAAATAATGGCAGATAAGAAAATAATTATAGGTAGAAAATACATTGACCTTGACACAAGCTATGAAAATGTGTTAGAATGGGCTGAGGAAGGTCATACGATGGTCTTTCTTAGTAAACCCGAGCTTTTTATGGAATTAACCCCTGAACAGGTTAAGGCGCTTCCTCAGAGAGTGAAGACGTCCTATCGATTAGCATTGGCTGATTTTAAGACACAGACTAAGTCTTTTACTGACCCTGAACTAGAGTTCTTGAGCGCTTCTGTAGAATACGGAAGTCCTACGGAACAACTTAATGTGGATCAGACTGGGGTGAAAGGTAAAAAGATTAAGTGGGTTAGACCTGAACAGATCAAAGATTATGGTCGAAGAGGTTGGAGCGTAGTTAAGACCGATATGGATTCTCAGAGAGGATTACGTGACGGTAACTATCATATGGTAGGAAAGAAAGAGTTGATACTGTTGGAGATTCCTATTAAGAGATACAACGAAAATGCAGCGAAGCGTAATGAACGTGGAGCACAAATGTTAGAAGCAAATGCGGAAGAAATGAAACGATCAGCTAGAGAAATGAATGCGATTGGATCATTTGAAACTTCGGAAGAAGATATCAACATTCCGTTAGATTAATTAATATAAATAAAGCAGCTCTCCTCGGAGGGCTATTCTTGTTAATACTAAGGAGAATTAAATGACTGGAACATTTCAGATCAAAAAACAAAACGACGGGGGAGTACAGGAGCTTAGAGAATACAACACTAAAGATGTTCTATTAGTAGGCGATCCGGTAGCCCTTGACACAGATGGAACTGTTATAGCATACGGTACAGGCGATGAAATTTTAGGAGTTAATGACTCTCAAATGGCTGCACCAGAGTTCTATAGCCAAACAGATTTAGACGATATTGCGACTACTGCTGTTAAAGTTCTTATTAGCCCTATTAAAGAGGGAGAGTCAGAGGTAGAGGTTGTACCTTCAGTAGCAATTACTGCAGTAGCAACTATTGAAGCAGTAATAGGTCATAAATTAGACTTTGTTGCAAACGAACTAGTTTTGGGTACACCCGGAACAGATGCTCAAGTAGTAGACTATATGGTTTACACTGCAAAAGATGGTACATTAACTATCAATCCGATTGTTATATTCCTAGATGCAGTATTCGGATAAGATAAGGAGAAATTAGAATATGTCAATGCAAATGACTTCAAGAAGTATGAAGAACCAATATTCAAAAGAGATTGATAAGATTTGGTTTGAAGAATACATGGGACAACCATCAGAGTGGGACAAAGTCGCACATGTTGGAAACTTCCCTCAAGGAAATAGACTTACAGAATCTGACATGACTGGCTTTGGTTTACTAAAAGCTATGAATGAAGGTGGAACTGTAACTTACGATGTACCTGCTGAAAGAGACGGGATTACTAGACGGCTACAAAAAGCTGGTCTTGGTTTTCAAGTTACTATGGAAGCATGGAAAGATTCTCTACATGGAGATATCAGAAAAATGCCAGCAGCTCTTGCTAAGGCAGCGAACCACTATAAGGAACTCGTATTCTGGGATAACTTCAATCGTGGACACGACTATCACAAGTCAATGGAAGGCGGATTCGTATTCGGTGACCATGACCTAATTAAACCTTTAAGAGGTGTTACTTCAGTTAGTAATATTGCAGGAACTCCTGCGGTACTTTCTGAGACATCTTTAGCAGCAGCTCAAGATCACTACTATGATCTAATTGATGAAACTGGTATGCCAGCGAATGCATTTTATAAAGGTAATAAACTAATTATATCACCTAAGAACAGACACGTATTAAATAGACTTCAAACTACTGAGTTTGGTTCTACACTTGCTTCTGCTGCTAATGCAGGGTTACAAGATACAACTGGTCAGGTTCTTAAGAATACAGTTGCTTCTGGAGCCTACATGGGTTCTTACGAAGGAATGGTTTCTAACTGGTTGACTGACGAGGACTCTTGGTTCTTAATCGATGCCAAAAATCATGACATGAGATGGTTATGGAAAGAAACTGCATCTCTTAGAAACAGTGATGACTTTGATACTGACTCAACTCGGTACAAAACAACAATGAGATTTTCTACATTTACTAATAAATGGAGAGGACTATACAAAGGAAACTAAAATGAACTTTGATCCAACGTTAATTTACGACGTGGATAATAATACCGAAGGGAATACTATCTATATGCCAGAGTACCAAGCAGTGTCTATCGCTGCTCCCGGTGCTACAGAACCGGCTGAGGCAGTATTCCCTTTTTTTGATCCTGAAACTGAAACGCCACAACTTGCCTTCGGCTGGAGATACCCAGTTGGTACAAAAGGTGGCTACTCTGGACAAGATTGGCGAGAATGTGCCTGTTGCAACAGAGATTACGGGTCTGATAGCTATCAGATCATTAATGGATTAGCGTATTGTATACCACATGGCTGTTTACAGCAGAAACTGGCACAACTAGAAGAAGGTGGACCTCTATTCGAGGATTCAACTATTCCAGACGATGCCATAAATTTATAATAGGAGTTAAAAATGACTTTAGATGAAGGCGTTTTAACATTATACGAAACATTGGGAGAACCAACTGATTTCAGACCAACTGGGGCTGACTGGGAGACTTTAGATAATACAAGTAAGGGCTACTCTCGCTGTACTAAACTACTAAATAGTGGTCAGACAGCTTGTGCCAACTTTAAGTCTGGTCGAGGAAATCAAGTAAGGTTTAGCAACCTAATAGCAACAACTAATGTTACAATAAAAGAGATAAATACTACCTTCGGGATAGATAATAATGATGACTATAGGATATATATTAATAAGGCGGACTTACCAAATCCGGGTATTACTGAAACTAATACTTCGGGTAGATTTGAGGACTCCTTTTTAACTATTGACGAGATAGTCTATAACGTAGACTGGGACGAATATGATTCAGTCTTAGATAGATGGTACATAGTACTTACTGTACCTAGAGATACAGATAGTTTAGTACGAGACGTAAAGATTAGTAAGAACTCATTTATGTTTTTACCTACGACTCATCCTTGGGTTGGTGAAAACTTTAGGGCACCTAGTGTACTCTCATATGGAGTAGCTAAGGGTAACTTAACTTATGTACTAAAAATAAATAATATCAGTGATGAAGAAGAATTAGTTCGCTCCACTATTGGAGAAGACTTTCTATTTACGAGCACTGAGTTTGAGACACCTACAAGTTATATACTTTTAGGTAAAACAATAAAGTTTGATACAATACCAGATGATGGGACAAGATTTGCTATAGATTACTATAGAACACCAAGTCGAATTTCAGACGGAGGAGAGAACTTCGAGATACCTGAACAATTTCACTATGGAATTATAATGTGGGCAACTTGGCAAGGCTTACTCTCGTTGCATGAACTTGAGACGAGTAACTTCTTTAAGTCGAATTGGTATAACTTTATGCAATCAACTAAGAATGACAACGATTACAAATGGGAACGAACCGATGAAGGTTCCGGCTCAATAAGGAGTAAATAATGTCAACATGGAATAACGTATACAAACAGAATCCTCCTGATGATAACAATCCCGGTTATGGGGCAGCTTCCATTCGGGATCTAAAAACAAATATAGAAGGTTTACTAGTAGCGGAGCACAAGTTTCCTTTAACTACAAATCTTGCTACTCAGGGTCAGCATAAAGCTGGATCTGCAATAGTGGATTTACCTGACGCAACAATAGATGACCGAGTTGATAATAACCAGATTGGTCGTTTAAGAGGTTATACTGACGGAGATGATAAAACAACTCTACAGGTACTTAATGGTGACCTAAGTTATGTAAACATTTTCGGTATAAATCAAGTATCTAACGTTGGTAATGAAACTATATCTGGAGTAAAGACTTTTAATTCTGCACCTCTAGTTACACAAGTTGTAGACGACGGATCAGATGATGATACAATAGCTAATGTAGGGTATGTAAAAACTAAAACATCAACTACATCTATTGAACCGACGGTAGATAATGTCGGACCAGATAATTTAATAGAACTTAAAACTTTTGATGACGAGTTAATAAATACAATGCCGATTCAGGCTGTTGACTCTGGGAACTTAGAAGAGTTTTTACTTTCTGTTAAGACAGAACTATTTAATGTACGATCGGCTTTACTAGATGTAGCTCCGATGAGTCCTTATGGACAAGATCTTAGTGATGATGGTAGTCCAACTTTTGCAGGAGTAACTGTAAATGGTACACTAAGTGCTACTAGAGTAGAAGGCGCTGTTTGGGGGTAGGATATGGCGATAAAGAAAGACGATTTAATATTAGCCTCAGACGTTGTAGAACTTCAAGTAAGCACAGATAGTTTTGATAACTATGTGCCCAGAGCACCGGGTGGTAATGAGGAGACTCAGACACATTATATTACAATTGGTCCTAGTCAAAAGGCTACAATAAAGTTTAAAACAGATAATTTGGATGGTAGCGGGAATTCAATACAGATTTATTCAAAAAGACAGAATGAAGAAACTTACACTCTATTAGGTGATTTTTCCTTTTCAACTTTTACAACAACTGTACACTACATAGATTTGTTACATGAATTCCTTGAGTTCAAACTAGTTGTTACTACTAGTGCAGGGCTTTTTGTAGATAATAATACTTATGTAGATTTTATACGAAGTGTCCTTCCAGACATAGCGTTAGCCAATGAACCTATTAGAGTTCTAAATGGAACATACTCAGAGTGGCTACCTAGATTTATAACTCAGATTACAGTAGCCCTATATAATACAGGGAGGGTAGGTTATGAGTAACGATAAAACAACTGGAGTTGCATTAACCCAGCAGGGAAGATCGGCAGGTATCGGAGTTGAAAGACAAGATGCCGCCTTATTCCCTTTTGAGGCGTTTAGCTTTGACAACCCAAATGAAGTAGTCTCCCCCGTCCTGAGTTTAAGTGAACCTTGGGTTCTAGATGTAGGCGAGATTAGTACTAGTCAAATAACAAACTTTGGTGATGATGTAAGAACTGAGGCAGAGACTGAATTTCTTCAAGAGCAGATTGATGCTATAGAAGTTCTAGTTGACGACGGTTATACAAGTTGGTTCTATGAGGGTGTTCCTACACTTTTTAATGAGCCAGCAGTTAACTGGACAGATGATCCTACTAAGGATACTCATATAGGTGATACCTACTATGATATGCTTAATGGAAAAACATATAAGTTTGTGGAGGATACTGGAGTTTACGCTTGGGTTGAATTTGTTGATGCAGGTGTTACAGCAGCTTTACAAGCAGCATCCGAAGCACAAGATACAGCTGATGGAAAAAGGCGAGTATTCACTATTGAACCTAATGTTCCTTACGATATAGGAGACTTATGGTCTAGAGATGATGGTTCAGGACAAGCAGTATGGGTTGCTATAGTATCTAAAACTGATGCGCAATTTTACGATTTAGCGGACTGGTCTGAGACTACCGATGCAACAAATGATGAAGCTTTAAATACTTTTGTATCAGATACCTATGAAGTATTTGTTGAATCAGTTGAAGAAGCTTTTAAAGAGACTCTTAATGGACGAGACTTCTTAAGTTATCATCTAGAGAAGATAGCTAAGGATCTACAGAATACAGATGCAGATCATGAGTTTAGTATGAGTCAAATTACAGTTGGTCAAGGTCAATTAGATATTAGAGTTGGCGCTGTTCCAGAAGGTTTTCAGAGTGTAAGTGAAGCTTGGATTTTTTTAGATGCTACTGTTGGAGATACTTCGGTATTAATAGGTACAGTATCAGAAGGGCTTGTTACTTTAAATGATTCTGTTTATGATCCTACTGAAGGATTAGAGGCAACAGCTTCAGCTGTGACTACTTTAGAATCAACAGTAAATGATCCTCTAGGTGGTGTAGTAGCTAATGCTAGTCAAATAACAGATATAAATACAACTTTGGATGATCCTATCACAGGTTACAGTGCCTTATCTTCAGCAGTTTCATCTTTAGATACAACAGTATATGATCCAATTGGTGGTGTGGTGGCTTCGGCTTCAGCTATAACTACAATTGAAACAACTGTTTATGATCCTATAGAAGGTACTGAGGCTACATACGAAGCTTATAGTATTTTAAATACTCAGGTTCAAGATCCTGTTACAGGACTTGGAGAGGCACATGTTCAAATAGGTGTCAATGGCACCACAATAGATGGACATAATTCAGCCTTTATTAATTTAGGGATAGATCCTGAAGGATCTTCTGTAGATATAGAAGCAGATAAGATTACTTTAGGTAGTTCAGCTAATTTAGATGATGTCTTAATAGATACTGGAACAGAGGTTCAAATTTTAGGTACGCTTAAAGTTGGTACTAAGACGGATAATGGTAACTTTAAAGTTAAATCTGATGGTTCTGTAAAATGTACAGACATAGAAGCTATTGGTGGAACTTTTTCAGGTAATATCATAGCTTCAGGGACAATAACTGGTGGGACAATAAGTGGTGCTACTATAAGTGGTGGTTCTGTTAATGGGGCAGCTATTAATGCTTCTTACGTAACTGCTGGTGATATATATGCTGAAAAGGTAGTAGTAAATGATAGGGCAGATATACGTTTATCTTCCAGTAATGTAAGTTTAACTTGGGGTGTGACTCTTTTTGCACAACCTAGAGTAATTCAAGCAACAGTTCTACTAGGTAGTGGCGATAGCATACGTACAACTACATCATATTTATCAGATAATCATATAGAAGCTGGGTCATATATAGAAGCTGGGTCATACATATCAGCGTCGAAAGGACATAGACTAATATCAAAAGGGCTAGGTACTAATCCTTCTAATGGTGATATATTCGATGCTATTAATACTATTTGTGATGGGAGTGTCGCTGTTAAAGTAGCTGCATGGTTTGATAATGATGACGGTGGAGTATACGCAGGCATCGTTTCGTTAGATGTAGCAGGTCCTATTGGTGTTGCAAGATTTACGAGCACACTTGGTTTTAGTACATTTGGGCGTAATGATCCAAGCACATTGAGTGACTGGCGTGAATTGTACGCTTAGTTAATAATTAAGGAGAAAATATGTATAATACAATGAAACCGTTATTTGCGTCTAATAGAGGCTTTTACTCGGATACAACACTCGGTACAACACTTGTAGGAGACCCTACAGTATTTCCCGACAATATATCGTTCATAACTTGGACGATCTTTATTCCTAATGGAATTAAGGCAAAACTTCAGGCGTCAACTTTTAGCCCGGACAAACTGACTACTCCAATCGACAATCTCGATGAGTACTGGGTTGACTGGGACTTAGAAGGAACACCGATTCAAGATGGCAACGGATTCGTATCTGGCCCAATTACGGTTCAGGGAAACCTGCCCGTAGTCTCAGGTCTTCGTATAGTTCGTGAAACTGGCTCGGCTACTCTAGTACATCTAGGGTTAAGGGGGCAGTAATGAACAATGGAATATGGAATAAAGAAAGAGGTCCAATAGGAGTAACCGGAGATACCGGACCAATCGGTCCAGATGGTCCTGTCTTCGATGGAAGTACTCCACTAGATGAATTGACTGTAAACGGTTTAACTGAATTAAACTCCGGTACAGCTAATACTACACTTGCATTAACATCAAGCGATGCTTCTTGTTCTTTAATAATGTCTGATGATACTACAACATTAGTATCTACATTAGTAAAGACAGGTAATGCCTTATCAATAAACGGTAGTGGTGGTAATGTTTTAATAAAGTCTTTCACTGACAACGGAGACCTCCTACAAGTTGGGTCAAATACAAATAGTTCAGCTAGTCTTGGTAGAGTTGCACTTTATGGAACTAACTTTAATGCGTATTTATCACATTATGCATATAAAGGTTCAGAAACTAATTACTCCATTAGAATGGAATCTGATGGGGATCTAAGACTAAATGCTATAACAGGTAAAGCTGTTTCAATTACTAATAATAACTCAATTGTAGCAACATTCTCAGGTACAGATATTAGTTTATTAAAGCCTGTTACTATAAGTGATTTCTTATCAGTAGACTATTCTTCTGTAGGAGGTACAGTAGCCCAGTTCATAAATAATGATAGTAATGGTTACGGTATCCTAGTAAAATTACCAAATAATACAACAGGTGGTCAATATATTTTAGAGGCCAGAGTAGGATCTTCTACAACTAGATTTAAAGTAGCGGCAGATGGTAACGTTTTTATGCCCGGACTCCCTACAAGTAATCCTAACTCAGCTGGAGCATTATGGAATAGTTCTGGTACAGTTATGATAAGTGCAGGGTAGAGTTGCTTTTTTAAGTTAAAAAGGGTATACTAGAATTAATTAATATAGGAGAAATATAATGAAAATAACATGTGATGAAGCCGGAAAGAAGGCGATAGATTCTTTATGCGATGTTACGCTTAAGGCTGGCGGAGTAAGTAATTTAACTTTCGTAATAGAAGTATTACAATCCGCAACAGTTGAAGAAACAGTAAAAGTTAAAGAATCAGATATTAAAGAATAATAATGAAACGGGGGAGAGTGGATCTTTTCCTCGACTAGCATAGGGGTACTGAATGGATTCAGAGATTAGGACAGACGTAGAGATTTTGAAGAAACAAATATTTGGCAACGGCGTAAAAGGCGCTTTGACTCGAATTGAAAATCTTGAAGAGCAAATTGATAAATTGGAGATTTACATGGAGAAGTCATTTAGTGATAAGATTCAAATGGTTTTAGAAAAAATTGAAGAACGACGAAAGTTTAATGTGGGACAAGCCTTGGTTATTATAGGGCTGGTTGCTAATATCGCTGTCGGTCTGATGAGTTAGGAGAAAGATATGGAATATATGAACGACATAAATGGTGTCGAAACAGATAAAGATATTGGTCTTGCTATATCAATGGGTATCTTGCCCGGATATACTAAGGTCACTAAATACGGGATCAATCCAGTAGTTACTACTCTAAGTGACCCAGAGACTATGTGGGAAGCTGGCGGAACATACATTTATGATGCTTGGGGAACAGCCCCGATTATGTATATGAGTTCTAGCTCGACTTCGGACGTAGGACAAAATATAAGAATAATAGGTTTAGACATTAACGGGTATGAAGTTACGCAGTTTGCAATAACAACTGGACAAACTAATGTAATACTAGATACTCCACTTTGGCGTGTCTATAAGATGACTAATCTTTCTGCTGAAGGTCTGAGTACTGTAGGTACAACCTATGTTCATACGGATATTGCTCCTACAACTGGAGTTCCTTTAGCGGCCAATAATAGAGCTATAATTGTTGAAGGTAAGAATAGTACATTAATGACTATGACTACTATACCTAGAGGTAAGGTAGGCTTTCTCATGAGAGCTGAAGCTGGTGTTCAACTAGATGGAAATAATGCGGCAGCCTTGGCTGAGTTTGCACATCTTCATTTTGACTTGAGACCATTAGGACTAAACTTTATTACCCAGAAGGCTGTAACATGTATAGTCGGCGGTAATACAACGTATAGTGATACAAGAGTTTTTCCAGATGCAATAACAGAACTTGCAGATCTAAAGATGACAGTCGATGAAGTTTCGGCTGCAATGGGTCTTTGGGGAGCATTCGAGCTTATGCTAGTAGACGAGAAATACTTTACACTAGCCTTCCTTGAGAGTATAAACCAACCATTCCCAAGGGACGAATAAATATTCGGGGGATAAATCTCCCCCGTCGGAGTTAAAATATGACAAAAAATTATATACCGCAACAAACCTCTAAGTGGTTTCCACGGCAGATACAGCGTTACGGATGTTATTTTCTATCTATTCTATGGGGTGCTACAAAATACCTCGATAAGTCTTTGAAACCAAGTGAGGTTTTACAGATTTTCGAAGAGGCTATAGAGAAAGAATATATGACATTTTCATGCTACGTTAAGAACCCTGCTAAAGTAGGAACACTTGGTTTAGAAATACTGGGATCAAATGATAGATTTTACTATGTCGGATCAGAGAGAGATGGCAAGCTAGATATATACAATGATACACTATCTGATAGTATAAATCATACTGTTGACAATATAGAGATAATGTGGGAAGATAAGAAGGGTTCTCTTAGGAACGGATCACATTTTGTGACACAAGACTATAATCCAGATACAAGACTTATACCGACTGGTAAGATATTCGGTCACAGATACTTTAAAATAGGAGAACCCAATGTTAAATAAAGGAAACGGTTTTTTCAGTGATGCAGATGGAAACCTATCAATGGCTAGACTAACTACATTTGTATGTATGTTAGGAGGAGCTTACAATACAGCTTTCATACCTTTTTCAGATAATGCAGATGTATGTGTAACAGCAGCTTTAGCATTATTTACAATAGCAGTAGGTGGGAAGGCTATCACTAAAGTAACGGAGAGGAAATAATATGCCTAATACAAATATACCGATTCGACCTCTTAATAAGGGTATGATTCGGAACTTGCCTTCACAGGCACTACCTAAAGGAGCAGTATTAGATTCTGGTAACTTTAATGTAACCACTAATGGTCTAAAGGCTAGAGGTGGTTTTTCACCGTTAATACAACCTCCTGAATTGGTAAGTCCACTAATCAATGAACAATTTGATTACGTTTTGGGAGATGTTCAGAATACATTTCTATTCCAACAGAATGACGGTCAGACGGAGTTACTTACATCAACTAATGAAGCCCTATATAAGGTTAAGAAGGACGATGATATTTATGAGAGAATCTCATTCGGAGGTACACTAGATGCAGTGACTGTTTCTACGATAAATACCGACGAGATCGAGATTACACAACTAATAGGTGGAGCACCTCCAGAAGGAACTGCCTATGTAGACATGGGAAACTCTATTACAGAGCCTCTACGTCTAGGTGACTATATTAGATATGGTTCAGAATATGGAATTATACAAGAACTAAGCGCAGATGCCACCTACTATAGAATACGTATAACTGTGGATAATCACCTACTATGGGACGGAGCTGGACCAGTTACTTTGGACTCAGAGTTGAACTTTAAAGTAGGGGATCAGTACAAGCTAGACCATGCCCAAGTTAATGGAATTGATACTAATAGTATTGTATTTACTGCTAATAGGGGATTAAGTCTAGCTGTATACGACGTATCTGGAATACTTACGCCCTATTTAATGGATAGTACTTCTAGTGTAGAGGAACAGTTTGATATAATAGTTACTGACGCGAAAGTTTCACGATGGTACAAAAACCGACTTTGGATAGCTAACACAATCGAAGACGGGGGAGTACATCGTCAAAGAGTTCGATGGAGTGATGCAACGACCTATTTAAATCTAGCTTCGGCAAAACGATTTAGACCGGAAAACTATGTAGACTTAAATGACTCAATGGGCGAAGTATTAGCTATTTATCCAATGGGTGAACAACTAATAGTTTATTGCAGTGATGCAGTCTATTATGGACGAGCGAGTCATTACAATAATTTACCTTATTTATTCAATAAAATTAATACACCTAACATAGGTCTTGTCGGTCAGAGTGCAGTTACACCTTGGATCGATGGACATTACTTTGTTGGGCAAGATGATATTTACTTTCTAAATGCTGCATCTAGTATGCAACCAATAGGGAGTACAATTTTAAGTTTGACTTTGGATGTTTGCTTTAATAAGGCAGGGATTGACGTTAGACCAGATCCGGCAAATGACCGGATTGTTTTCCTGTTTCCAGAGGATACAGGAGAGAGCGATTTAAATAAGAGAAATGCCGCAGCAAAACTATATACATTTAACTATAAGACTGGTGCATGGAGCTATCTAGAAGCGTCATACGACGACACACCTACAGGAAAGGACTACAAGTACTACTTTGGGTCTATAAGCTCTTCTATGCTCTATTCTGGGCACACAGACTGGCAAGACGAGATAGACTTGGAACCAGTTGGTTTAGATCAACCAGCGACGACTTATACTTGGGACAGGTGGAAGATAACTACTTCAACTTGGAACGGACTAAAGGATGGGCAACTATCGGATCATACATTCCTATTTGGACTTGTATTCAGAGATCCTACCCTACCTGATGTATTAACTACAGACCTATATGTGGAGTTAAAGAACTCTGGCGCAGATGTCTTAGGTTATCAGGGCGTACTCTCCCCCGTCAGAAAGATATTCGTAAGTGCAGATTATGACTTCGATATACCGGATGACAATAAGCAGATAAATAGATTCTCTATTAAACTGGAGAAGCACGTTATAGATAATACTTTATTTAACGCTTGGGTCTCAAACGATAGGGGTTATTCTTATAAGCCTATAGATCAGATAATGATTCTTTCAGGTAAGGATGAGGGTAAAGTAAACTTTAGATCAAAGGGTTCGACATTTAGATTTAAGATAGAGTCGGACAATTTAAAAATAAATACAATAAACGAATTCGTAATTAGATTATCGAAACGTGGTAAGGAGATATAAAATGGCAGATTCAACAGCTGGAGCAGGATTATCAGCAGGTGGAGACATAGCTGGAATACTTTCGGCATTAATGCAAATTATTGGGACACCGGAAAATAAACTTGGTGATCCTAGTGATGTTACAAATATAAATCAGGCGCAGACAGACCAGATGATTCAGCAATTGACTCAGATATTGGGTCAGTCTCAAGCGCAGACAGATCAATTTGCACAAGGTGCAGGAGCAGGTTTTGGTCAATTAGGCCAACAAGGTCAGACAGCTTTTAATCAAGGTGGTCAAGCATTTGGTCAAGGTCTTGGACAAGCACAGGGAGCAGCTAATAGATTAGGTAGTCTTCAAGGACAACTTGCGAATATGCCCGGATTTGATCCGAGTGGTGCAACAGATATCTTTCAACAGAATATACCAATCTTTCAGGACTTGGCTAATCAAGCTAGATCAGAGGCATTAAGTTCATTTGAACGACCAGCGGCAACACAAGCGTTGTTTCAGTCAGATCAGAATGTTCAAGGAGCAGCAAATCAATTTGCAGGTCTAGGTGCAGCGACTAGTGGGGCAGCAGCCTCAGCAGCAGCTCAGGGAGCAATAGCTCCACTATTAGCCTTAGACCAGCAGAGAGCAGCCTTAGGTACACAAGCATTTCAGAGTACATTTAATCCACTACTTCAACAGGGACAGCAACTTGCGTCTCAGGAGAACCAATTTGGGTTCAATGCAGGCATTAATCAGTTACTACAACTTATTGGTGCAGCTCAAAGTCAAGGTCAATTGGGACTAGGTACAGCACAAGCTGGAGCAGGTCAACAGGCTCTTGGACAACAAGGTCAGATAGCAGGTGCAGGTGGATTAGCAGGATTAAGCTCTCTATATGCAGGATTACAAGGTGGAGCACTAAGTGGATTGGCAGGTTTAAGTCAACCAGAGTTCTTTGCACCAGCAATACAACCAGCTACCGGAATACAGGCGTGGTTACAATAAGGGGAAAATAATGGCGATATCATCACCACAAATAGTACAACCAACTAATACGGGCAGCAATGCCCTTATGCAGTTGGCTCAGATACTAGGTCAATCAGGACAATTTAAACAAAGTCAGGCATTAGATAGAGATAAATTAGCACAGCAACAAAGTCAGTTTGATATTAGTAATAACTTGGCTAGAGAAGCAGATATCTTAAAACGAGAACAAGATGCTAAAGATCAGATTACTAAAGTTGCTCAAGCAAAATATGATAGATACTTAGATATACCTTCAAGCAACCTTTTTCAGAATGAAGCAGCTATGGCTGACTTCTTGCAAGCTGGTATAGACGTAGGACAGTTTACAGCAGATTCAACCTTTGATGAGATCAGAGCAGTATTATCTGATACTAAGGGTGAAACTATAGATATAAGGAAGGCTAATTTAGCGGATGATAGGTTTGCTTGGGACAAGTGGAAATGGAAGCAAGATTTTGATCTTAAACTTAACGATGCTAGTGTATCTCCAGCGGATAAAATGTTCTTAGCTCAGATGGGACGTATACAAGAAGTATTAATGAATACTCCTGCAGAAGATCGTGGAAAGATAATCCTTACTAATAAGTGGGACGAGATAGCAGACAACTTTAATGAGACAATAGCGGCAAAGAATAATTGGGAACCAATAAATATTTCAGCAGAAGATGTTGGTGACTTTAAGTTTTGGACACCTAGATTTACATCAGAAATATCTGTAGGTACTCAAAAGGTTGTACCAAAACCTGTTCTTAGTCCGGGATTAAAAGAGCAAACTATAGAACTAGCTCTAGGCGGTGACAAAGATGCTCAGGCTAAACTAGAAGCCGCTGGTATAAATATTGATGCACAAGTTTTAGAAAGACAAAATAGAAACAAAGATAGACTAGACGAATTTGAAATTTTAAACAATAAACTAGTACCTAATACCCCAGCTCAACTTGATTTTAATCCATATTCAGCTGGTTTATCATTTTAAAAGGAGCCTAACATGGCAGATGAAAATACAATACCAATTAGCTTTAATGCTAAGTTAGACTATGCTGGTGAAAATGAAAATAGATTTAATGAACGTATTACAACTATGGTCAATTCAGGGTATGATACCTCAATCTTAGATTGGGAGTATCCCCTTTATGAAGCTAATCAGACACCAACTTTCATTACTTCACCAGAAGATAATCCAATATTAAAAGAAATGATTATGGCTAGAGAGTTTATGGTGAATCCAAACGTAAAGGATGATCCTTTATTTCAGGATGCCTATGATGTATTCTCTAAACGTGGCATAAAAGATGCCGCTGTTAATGCAACCTTTGCTAGTGCTATGGCACATAAACTAGGTGACGTAATTGACGGTAATCAAAACTCGTATAGTCTAGATAAACTAGATCATGACTCACAGAAGGCTTATGCATGGGCTAGAGCAACACAGGCACAGTATGAGCCAGAAGTATTTAGACAGTCTAAGACGGGGGAGTTTTTACAGACTTCCGCTGGACTTTTAATAGACGTTGTATCACTTAATCAGTTAGTAGCTGGAGATATGAAAACCGTAGCTAAAGCTATACAAACTAAAAACTCTGCTCAAGCTAACTCCGTTTTCGGAAAGGCAGTAGTGGAGCACTTAATTAAGTCTGTGGGTACAAAACAATTACCTAAAAGACTAGCAACAGGTGCGAAAGTTCTTACTACAGCGGCCGAAGATATCTTCGTCGGATTAGGAATTGCAACTAGAGATTTAATGATAGAGGATAGACCGGAAGGTCAAGCCTTTAAAGAGATAGCGATGGAGTTCGGTAAGGATTTCGGAGTAGGTTTAGGTCTAGATATGGCAATTAATACACTAATGAACGTGGCTTTCCCTGCCGCTAAGATAGGCGGAAAAATCTTTTTCGACTGGGCAGGTAGAGGTAAGAATGTAGTTAAGAACGGGGATATTAATATTACTAAAATAGTCGAGGATGTTACATCGGCTCTTAGAGGTGAATTAGACCCAAATAATATAACGGATCTTAAAGCTAGAGGATTTGGAGAGACTGCTGAAAACCTAGAAGCGGCTCAAAGAAGAATCAAAGCAATTAATACATCTAAAGGCTTAGGTCAGAATGAACTAGCTTTGGCTCAAGCAACAGGTATGAAACTAAATATGGACATCACCGAAATTGACGGAGGATTCAAGATAGTTAAGCATGCCGGAACTAAAACGAAGACTAAAACATTTACACATATCAAGGATGTATTCAAAGAATTAGATAACGACCTAATGAAAGGTCTTGTAAGAAACCCTAAAGACATTCATGAGATAGCATCAACAATGAATGACTTAAGAGTAACTCAAAGATTTCACGGTCCGGTTACATCTGACAAAGTAAAACTAAACTTGGGTGAGTTTACTCAATCAGTTATGCCAAAGACAGGAGCATTTAATGCTCGTTCTAAAAATGAGGCTTTACGTTATGTAAAGAATGCAATAAATGAACTAGGCGAAGGGGCACAAAAGTCTTTAGATGGTCTAAAGGTAGAACTTAAAGATGACTTCTTTAAGAACTTACCAAACACTAACTCGGATGAACTCTTCCTCCCCCGTCAGATTGGATCAGCAATGGAGCAAAGTCAGTACTTAAAGTACATTGGCGATTTCATTACTAATCATGGGACTGCAATTAATAAGGAAGGTCTAGAGGGGATTATAAAAACTCTTGGGGATACCGTTGGTAAATGGTCTCTTAGAGATCCTGAATGGGTAGCAAAGCAGGCTGCTACAAAAAGTATAAAGATACAACAAGAAGACGGAATCTTTTATGCTATAGACGAACTCGGAACTAGATCCTTTGAATCAGAAGACCTACTAGGTAATTATATTTACTCCAAGACTATAACAGATGATGAATATGCTAACTTTTTAGCTAAGAGTAAACACTATACTGTAGTACCAGATGAAAAGGCAGGTCTAATAAGGGTTCTAAATCCTTTTAAGGATACAGTAGCTATAGGATCTTCTATTGAAGATATCATGGCTAAAAATCCTTTACTAAGACCTAAATATCCTTTGGAGACTGGTCCAAGAATAGCCTTTATTACTGATAATACTAGAGATGTAGTACTTACAGGAGATTTTATTGAGAGTTCTGCGTCAGGTATACAAAAATACATGGACAAATATGCAGATATGAAAATTACTGCGGACATATTAGATCATAAAAAATCTAAGAAGTACGTAAATGAAGCAGGGAAACGAGTGTCAGTGAACGTTAAAAAAAGATCATGGCTTGTCGAGTCCCCTTCTACAGGAATGAAACCAAAAATATTCAAATCTGAAAAAGAGCTTAAGAAATTTCTAAACACTATAAATACACCTGAGAAAACCTTGATGCACGTTGGTGCCCAGAAAGGTGTTGCAATAACTGCTACTCCAAATGGTTACATAGTAACTAAAGCTGGTCTTCCAGATCAAGTACTGAAAAGCTATAATGATACTTTAGAATATATACGTAAACTACCTAATCAGGCAGAAATGCCAGAGGCTTTAAAAAGATCACAAGTTTATACCGATCAAGCGGAAGCAGCTTTTGGTGGTGAGTTTAAAAATATAGATTCTAAGAACTTTTCAACAGATCAAAATAAAGCAGAACTAGCTAAAGCCTTTGAGGAGCAAGATAGAAATTTCTTCTCCAAAGGTAAATCTAAAATAGGCAAAGGCTTATCCAATATATATGCATATGTACGTGATTCTAGATCTAAAATATTTTCAATCACTAAGGGTAGACCAGACCTGATCCCTTTGAATGGTAAATACAATAACATTGTAGAACTTACTAAAAAGGTTCAAACGATTCAGGCAACTACTCATAACTCTTTAAATCAATTAGGTAAATTAGTACCGGAGACTAGACGTAAAGAATTAGGAACCCTCTTAAGCAAAGAGTTACCCGAAACTGAATGGGCAACCCAATTTAAAAAGCTGACGGGGGAGGATCTAACCTCTAAAGATACCGAGTTTTTGCATGGTATGCGTAAAATATTCGATGATGCTGGAACCGTAAATGGGTTTACTGGACAAATAGATCAAATACAAAATTATTTCTCTAGGTTACAAACATTGGATATGATGGATATTTTAAACCCTGATTCTAGTACACTGAGTCTAGTTAAGAAAGCGTTAGGACGAGAGTTACTTCCGGCAGAGACTAAGTTTTTTGGTAAAATGAGAACAATAGACTTGGCTGGATATGCTATTCAGAGAGACCCATTAAGTATTGCTAAGAGATACATAGATGATACATTAAGGTCTAACTATATAGAACCAGCTGTTGAAGATATGGTGGATTTCGCAACTAAGAACTTAACAGAAGAGGCAGATAAAATAGACTTGGAACATGTTATGTCCGTGGCTAGAAATGCTCGTGGACTAAACGATGACCCAATAGTAGAAATCATTAAGAATATCAATGACGAGATTACAATATTATTTGATAAGAATGTCCGTAAGGGTATTAAAGGTAGTATTGAGAAAGGTAAGTTTGCATATAAACCAAAAGCTTTCCTTAATGGGGAACTAGAAGAATTAACCACAGAAGCTATAGCTAAAATGTCTGATGAAGAGAAGACTCTATTCGTAGATTCAATAGCGAAACAAGGACTACGTAAGAACCCAGTAAATAATATAATGGGTATGGTTACTCTAAGCACTCAGGGTTTTAAACCTTGGCTACCTATAAGGAACTCTTTTCAACCCGAGACACATCTTGCCCCTATCTTCGGATTTGAGTCAGTTTGGGATGCAAAAAGAGACGTAGCAAACTTGAATGCTGATGGTTGGGAATATCTTCATAGACGAGGTATAACTCAGGCTAAGACACCACAAGCTATGGTTGGGATTACAGGTTCGGAAGGTTTTGTTAAGAAACTGAATGAACGTGGTCTGAAAGCATACAAGCGATCAGATGATTTCGACAGGGCTGTCGGATTTATGACAGTGCGTAATAAGATTGCGGAATCAATGCGTGTCTCCGAAGCTTGGGGAGATCAGGCTGGTGATTTCTTTATAGAGAATACTAAGCTTTATGCCGCTGAACCAGCGATTAGAGACAGAGTCCTTAAAGAAGTATACGCCGGAAATCTAGAGGAAGCGACAGTAGTCTATTCAAATTGGATTAACTCGATGGCGTTCCTTGACTATCAAGCGGTAGCTAGACCAACTGCATTTAACTCTTTCCTTGGAAAGATGTTTGGTCAGATGGGAACATTTGCGACACAAACTCTATCTTCTAGACAGTATTTTATGTCTAGGCTTAGTAAGACCGATAAAGCACTATATGCAGGTAGGGCAGTTCTTGGTGGATTTGCACTAAACAGTGCCTTCTCAGCCATAACTGGCACAGAAGTAAACAACTTTTCAACTTTTAAGTCAATGATGTTCACAGGTGGACCACTCGTAGAGACAGGAATTGCGATTAGAGACATAGCTTCTGGACGAGACTTCAAGTTTAACCGTGGTAGAAATGCCATAACTGGTCAAGTAGCGTCTCTATTTACTCCATATAGTACAGCTAGAAATATTATTCAAGGTGCTGGAAAATTAGCCGAAGGCGAGATTGTTCCGGGTATCTTACAAATGATAAATGCACCCGGTAAGGGTAAAGTAGATTCCTCCACTAGAACAATTGGAGACTATCTAAGTAGATTTTAAATAAAAAAGAGCAAAAAAAAAGACCCACTCCAGATTACCGGAATGGGTTTTTTATTTGGGTAAAAAAAAAGGAACCTTAATTGGTTCCTTTTGTGTTAATTTATTTTCCGTCTAGCAATAACTAATCTAGCTATTAACGTTTGATCTCCCCCGTCTTTCATTAGAAAAGGAAGCAAGATTCATTCCGATACAAAACCGTTTGGCACCTTACCTCGTTCGCTGATTTATATATAATACTCTATTTGTAAAAAAGTGTCAAGCCCTACTGAGTCCTATTGGATTTCATCTTCGGAGTTCCCTCTAAGTTCTCTAGAGATTTCCTCTTGTACCCAACCAGTAATACTATGATTCAGTTGCTCTCTATTACAAGTAGTCAGATTTACATAAGTATCACTAGGTCTCTTAGGCATTCTTATAGTTAAGAACCCATGCTCTACTCTCTTTATTGTATGGTTATAATCACGAGTCTCATGGGTAAAACTTGATCCAATCTGTAATCTATCAAGAATATCCATCAATTCTTCGTATTTACGAAAAGCTCTCTCAGGGTCTCTAGGATCTGTATCTGTACTTGAAGGTACACTATAAGATATTGTAGTTCCCTCAGCCATTGGGACTACTAGACCAAATCCGGTCATATCTTGGCTCATTCCTATATTTCTTGATGTAACTTGTTGTGCTACTGGTGCATCATATTCCATTATTTATATCTCCTTGTTGGATTAAAAACGGGTACTCGTTTAGTCTCTCCACAGAAGAGACACTCATATTTATGACTCCAATTCTTACCCTTAAAAGTCTTCTTAATTGTCATTTCATTTATACACTTAGGACATTCCATTAGTCTTCCTCCAATAACTCGGCTAAGTTCTCAAAGACTGATATATCTTCATGAGGATACTTAGGGTCAGTTTCTATTTGCACTAAGTTGCAAGAATCAGTCGAGTCGCAAAACTCTAGAGTGCAATGTTTGCATATCTCAGGGTCAAACTTAATCATCTTCTCCCCCGTCAGAGTCATAGAAGAAACATTCGATGTTTGATTCTTTAATAACTACATATTGTTCATCTTCGATTTCCATATTGACTTCTAGTACCTCGTCAAATAGAACTCTAACTCCTACTTTACAGGCGTCCTTATTGGATATGTCGTTTCCGATTGCTACTATTATGCCCATATTATCTATGGAGCCTTTAGCCGGATCGTTTACCATCCAGATTAATCCGCTCTTAGTTTGCGTAGGTCTATCTAATTTTTTAATAAAAACTCTATTTCCATTAGGCTGGATCAAGTTTGCTATTGAAGGTTTTTTCTTGCTCATTTCGTTCCTTCTCATAAAGGTAAAACAGACTACTATTTAGCGCTTCCGTTAAGAAAGGTTTAATAGTATCCGTTAGACACTCTTCACCATTAAGATATATATCATATATATAAGGCTTTAGGTCTTCCGTCTCTGCAATTTCAACTACAAACGGCAATGTAACCTGAATAGGTATATCAATTGTCTGTATAGCTTCGTCCATTCTATTACTCCTTATGTCCGACGGGGGAGACTGAACCCTCTGGGGTTACATTCTTTAACTCTCCGTCAGTCTCTCTTGTATCGCCTGAACCTTTAACTAGGTTTTTCTGCATTCTCTTAGATAACTTCTCAATGTTTTGAAAGGGAACCTCGCCAAATTGCAGTCCGTGAATTGTACACCAAGCTGACATGTACCATAAGATATCACCAAGTTCTTTACTCGCTAGGAATAGTGCCTCAGATTGTTTCTCAGGTGTATCGTAATCGCCTCGGATCATTCTCTTATGAAAGGAGAAGAACTCGCCCATCTCTTCTGCTAGTCCAAACATGATCTCCGATAATCTATTATCTTTAGGAGTTACATTCGACTTTTCTGCCAACATTTGATATAGGTCGAAGTCTTGAAACGGAACTGGTGCGTTATTGTCTGCCTCAACTTCCGTTAAAGGCTTTCCGTCAAGCCCTACTATTGGTATTGATTTAATTAGTTCTGGTTTATCGCTCATTTTGATTCCTTCTCTTTATAGTTCATATCTACCATTATATTTTCCAGTTCTTCTATTGGAATAAGTCCATATTCAGTATCTATATAATTCTGCCCTTCAACTAAAGGGTACATTTTGATACCTTCTTGCTGAACTAAAATATCGACAGCTTCCATATAGAGTTCTTTAGCTTTAGGAGTTATTTTCATAGATCCTTTGCATAATGTTAATAGTCTCTCTAACATTTTCCGTCCTCGTCTTTAAATAGTTTTGAAGAGAAATTATCGTGTAGCCATTCAAAGTCGGCTTCGACTGCCATTTCTCTCCACTGCTTTAATACTTTGGGTCGTTCTTCTAGCGCCATTTGACTGAACCATCGACCGATCTGTTTGTATTCTTTTAGGTATTCTTTAGATTGTTCCTCTTCATCATCGAAGTATCTGAACCCAAATGAATCTGCTTCAAGGGGAAAATGCACATGACTTTCCGTCAATTCAAGCTCCCCCGTCAGAGTTGGATTATTTAATTCTTCTACATAATCTCCCATTTATTTCTGTTCCTCTTGTTCGATATCGAACATCTTTAGGTACTCGTCTTGTTGGATTACGAATGTTACGCGATTACCCGATAGGGTTGTGGCTTTTATTACGAAACAGAGGGCGAAGTCGTCAATGATGATTCTCATTGTAAGTAGTCCTTTGTTAGTAATCATGTGCCCTGATACGTCTTTTAATCCGAATAAGTCTAGTCCTATTATATCGTTGTGTTCTATAAGGATAGAGTGCAGTTTCTCTTGTCGCCTTTTGAAGTAAGCTCTAACTGTCGCTACAGGGATATCCATACGGTCGGATATTTCCTTGTAGTTTCTTGGTAGGGCTACATCAGAGTGCTTTCTGAGCCAATCTGCCACTATACTTGTATGCTTCTTTTTGAAGCCTCGTCTACCCCTTGTAAAGACGTATCCGTTTTTCTTCATAACCGAGTGAAACGTGCCTGAGTTGATACCTAAAGATATAGAGGCTCTTACTATAGATTTCTCTTCTTCGTAAGCCTCAATTAAATCTTCAATGGATAAACCCTTTTCACGTAGGACGTCTCTACTTGGTAAGTTATTCTTTTTTCTATGTTTTTCTACCATTATGACCCCCCTACTAATTCGTAGGTTTCACCAACAGCAGTTGAATAATCCATTTGGGCAATATTACCCTTCTTGACTATAATTTCGTCAGTACTTATCAGTTGTTGTAAGCACTCGTTAACACTCTTGGCATTTATTTTCTTGCTAGACATTTTCCTCAGTAGCTTCGACCTAGTTATTGGGTCTCCATTGTTTTTATTTGTAAATGTCTTTAAGGCTTGTTTTACTTTATTTACTGTAGTGAAGAAAACACTTTCTCCTACTGTATCCATAGCCTTGGCTGAACTTAATAGGGTTTTTGCGATGATCTTTTCGGCTAATATATAGTCAGCCTTAGTTATCGTATGCTCCATTCCCGGCGCATGATTGTATCGCTGTGCACATAGGATAGTTGATAACTTTAGAGTAATTACATCTTGCCTATGACTAAGACTTCTATCGTCTGGGTTTTCTTCTTGCTCGTCGTCCCACTTGTAGTACCAGTTTTCGTAGTACTTATAGGCTAGTTCACTGAGGTCGTACTCTCCTCTAGCTCTCATTGCAAGCCAAGCAAGTCGTATTTTTAGGTCTGTAGCCGTCGGTACTCCGAATAGTTTCATAGGTTTAGGAAACCTTCTTGTAGGTCTAGAACAGTAAACTGTAGTAAGTCTAGACATGAAACCACCACCAAAGGCAGATTCTGGTATCGAATCTTTTAGACCATCTGGTGTTACGCCACCGAGGAAGGTTGCATATATATTAGTAAGAATATTCATTCCACGACTTCTAGTCGCTTCTGAGTCCTTACTCTTGCAGTCATACATGTCTGTTAGCTTTTCAACTATTCCCGAAGAGTAGCTTGCTTTGCTAAGAAAGGTTGCTAATTCGTTTATACATGCAAATATTTTACCATCTGACTCCACGGTAATAGAGTTTCCCACATCGTCTAGGACTGTCTTCTTCTGATTTTCCATAACCATATATAAAGAGGCTTCACTTGTCTTACCGAGTAAGCAAGGTGTCCTCTTTTGAAACTGGATAGCTTCATTAGGTATATAGTCCACGTAGTCCTGTACTATGTCTTGTGTTTTCATTATAGCTGTAGACTTCTTTACTCGACCAGCTGGACCGACTAATAGGGTATAAAAGTTCGCGAACATCTGTCCACTTCCCCATGCCATCCAAGCATCTCTTCCTAACATAGTACTTAAGGCAGTTATACCAGACCAGAGCCAATAGGACGAGGGAGAGGCGTAACCCCTATGAGCTAAACAAAAATCATGTAAAAAGCCATCCTTGGGAATAAGATCATCCCAGTCTTCGTTTTTCCATGTCTTAGTGTAGTTCTCTTTTCCCCATATCTCCATATCTTCCGGTAATGGTTGAACAGGATTACTCTCGAAATCCAGCTCCATTAAACTTTCTACTGTAATGTTAGCATAATCCAAGTCTTCTAACTTTGAACTAGTACTCATTGCGTATTCTCACTTTTTTAAATAGTATTGTATGCGTTTGTGCGTATTCTATAGTAACATTATATTAGTTCATAGTAACATATAACTAGTTCTTAATCAATAGGGTACTTAGTTTTCTTAAACTTATGGTAATTTTTGCACCCAACTGCGCTAGAGCGTTCGAATATCTTATACCCAAATATCTTACACAGAAACTCTCTAAAACCATACTTCTTCTTACAATTCTTACATTGTCCACAAGTCCTTTTAAGTCGCCTCTTTCTCATTATTCACTCCATTTAATTAGATTCAATCCGTAAAGTATAATCCTAGCATCCTCTTTTTCTTGTGTTATACAAATAGGGTCAGACCAGTGCTGTTTATCCTCACCAGCAAACCCTCTAGTAGTATCTATTAACTCATAGAACCCATCTTCATAAAAGGATATATACTGATTACTTAATCCTTTCTTAAAAGCCTCAACTGAGTCAGTTTCGTTTTCAAACATATTCATAGTTTACTCCATTGGAAGAGTCAGATTAAGACTAACTCCCCCGTTTTCATTTGGGGTTACAATTCGACCCCTACTAGAAACAGTAGAAACAGGTATAAACGACCGTTCACCGTCGAGTGCTGTTCCGATATATACCTCTCCGTCTGGTTTAAGTTCATACGATCCATCCTTCTGTCTCAAAAAGGGTTGATTACCTGCAAAAGTTCCATCACAAGAATGGAGCTTAAACTCTTGGAGCCTAATCGGCATTATTAGATATTCCACCTGTTTCATCCTTTAGTATTGTCTTACATCGTCCACAACGTTTGAACTTCTTATTTCTAATAGAATACAGAACACCACAGCACATAACTGCATATTCGGCTATCCCGTAGTTATTCTTTTTATTCTGTTCTTTTGTTTCATGTGTCATAAATTGTTCCTTTATTATTAACTTCAAACGGGGGAGAGGCGGTTGATACTTAGATCTCAACGAGTACTCCCGAAGGAATCTCTCGATCTGACTTTCTCATTTTGCAGTCTCCCCCGTCAGGGTTAATGTTTGGATTTACCTACCACTTTGAAGGTCTTTGGATCGAATGAACCAAGTTCCCCAAGGGAGTAGCCAATTTCAGGGTCTATCTTAAACTCTCGTACGATACCCTTAATAGTTACGGGTCTAGTCATTTCTTCGGACACGATTTTATAAACTGCTTCCAGTTCCTCTATTGGAACTTCATAGTTTAATTCGTCGTATACGTAGAGGACTAGTTCGGCTTTGAGATTAAGCTTTCGTAATCGTTTATGTATCCGTATCATAGCCCTGTTTACGATATCTGCGGCTGTGCCTTGAATTGGCGTGTTCATAGCCTCTTTTCGTATGTCTCTCTCGTTCCCATAAAGGTAACGTCTTCGACCAGAGATATAAGTTTCTACATATCTTTTATCATTTGCTTGTTCAACTATTTCATCTACCCATTCTCGATACTGAGGATGTGCCTCCATATAAGAGGATCGTGCCTCTTTTATATCTTTCAGTAGTAGTTTAGTCTCGGGATACTTAGATATAATGTTTCCATGTATCACTGAGTCTCCACCTCCATAAGAGGAGGCAAACTGATAGATTTTTGCGGCTTTCCTAAAAAGCTTGAATCTGGGATCATCCGGTTCGAGTCCGAACAACGCCTTAGTATTCTCGTCATGCAAATCTAGACCGTCATTGATAATTGATAAAAGGTGACGATCTTTTGTAACGTAGGCTAGAACAACATTCTCTATACCTTTGTAATCACAGGAGAGGAATACATGTCCATCTTTCGGCGTAAATATGTTACGCAACATAGGGCAGTTTTCTTTTGAAGGGAACGTAAAGAGGTTAGGTTTGGAGGACGAAAATCTTCCAGTACTAGTACCAGTAACTTTAATATTACTATGCACTCGTCCGTCTGCTCTGGTTTCCCAAAAGTAGTATGAACTTTTTAATTTATTTATTGAGGCGAACTCATTGTAAGACTTAATTATTTGTAACATCTTTTCAATTTGCTCGACTTCTTCTCTAAAGTGTTTCTTCTTTCCGGTGCTTTCGTCAGCATCCCATGCTTTAAGACCCTTGATAGAGTTAATCCTCTTAATCAGGGCAATCGAATAGGTCTCTCTGAATGCATCGTCAAGTTGCTTTTTATTCGACTCTTTGGTAGTTTTACATTTAAAGTTGCGTAATACATACGGGGGAGAATAAGATTCCACCTCCATAATACCAGCAATTTTTAACCAGTCCTTTGTCTCCTTGGACTTTACCTTACCTTCTTGCTCTCGGGTTGTCTTGTGCCATTGACCAGTTTTGCATTTACGGCATTTAGTGAAGAGACCTAACTTAAGGTTTGGATTTAAGCTAACCTCTCTACTATCGTCCTGTGTAAATAGTTTCTTCGTACCGCAGATGGGGCATTCTCCCCCGTATTGAGTCCACGGTTCATATTTCCACGCATTAGGTAATTGTTTCTTTGCCTTAGACGAGGATTCACCTAGCCATACTCTGAGCATGTCGTCCTGAGAAGTTAGAGATAACTCTGGAGGAACCTTAGAGATTTCTCTAAAGTCTTTCTCTGCCTTTATCGCTGACTCTTTTAGCCACTTTTGTAGCTCAACTAGTCTCTTCTTGTCTATATGTAGTCCCACTTGGGACATTCGTACAACTATCTCGGTAAGGTCTTTTTGCTCCTGATAAAGATCCATTAGACCCTTATCGGCACATTCTTTTAACATAGCTTCATACATTGGTACAAGTGCTACACAGTCTCGTGCATTGTATCGGCGCATCTTTTCCTGATCGGTATAATAAATATGCTCTTTCTTAGTTATGAAAGAGTCTTTCCAATAGGGTAGTTTACCATAAAAACTATTGATAAACCCGATATCATGTTTTAACTCTGGATTGATAGTATGGTGAAGTAACATTGTGTCACCCTCGAAGGCTCGATGTTTTATATCAAATCCGTTAAAAGAATTGTTTAGTACTGGTATATCATAATTCGGTCCATTTTGCCATATGATACCTTTGCAGTAGTCGAATAGCTTTTGGACAGCTATCTTTACTCGCATCATGCCGTCGAAGTTAAAGGCAGATTCTCCCCCGTATTTCTTAAAGGGTATAACTATTGCTTCCGATTCTGACCAAGCTAATCCTAGCACTACAGCCTCAGAACGATTCAAGTTGAGTCCTGTACCTTCAATGTCACCATAAAGGACTACTTGTTCTTCTATCGCCCAATCTACAAACTTTTCTACCTCTTCTACGGTAGGGTCTAACTGGAAATTCTCCTTGGGTCTCTCCCAACCTTCATCCGCTATAAAAACGGACTTACGCATATCATTCTGAAACATACAACATCTAGTTGCATCACCTGAACCTATTTTTGACCACCTCTTACTATTAAGGAGTCTTTGATCGTAGGTAGGAATGACCCAATATTTCTTGCCGTTTCTAGTCCAGTCCATTACTGAACCTCTATACTTTTCGATTTTACTTTCTCCAAGTATAGTCTTCATGATATTTTCACCCAATAGTACAATTACTTTGGGCTGTATTATAGCTATTTTTTCATCTAATAATTTAAAATTAAAATCTAAGTTCCCATCCTGAAAGTCAGCCTCGTCATTCCAAAACTGTTGAAAGACCATATTTGACCAACTTATCTTTGCACTCGAAATTGACCAGAACATAAACCTAGAGTCTTGATCTTTAAAACCACGACCCTGCATTATATCTGCGTCGGAGGGATAATCACCTAGAACTAGAATATCTCGTTGTGATAATTCCATACATGTTCCTTTACTTTTTTAAATATTTTATTTTATACTACTTCTTTAAAAGAATAGCCACAGGAAGCCCAGATATACTGTCTATGTCAAAACTACTCTTATTTAAGTTATCTAAGTTAATCCTAATAAATCTTTAACAGTCTAGAAAGTTTACCTAATAGGTGCAAACTTAAAGCCGTTAATCCTAAGATAGACAGGAGATCACTTGGGGAAGCTAAAATCCATGTCATTGTTGCTGTTCCCATAGCCAAAACTTTGTAAGATATTGAACCCCAATTTATTATTGGTCTAGTTATTTTAAGTATGCTCTTTGGTATTTCTATTTCCATATCTATTCCTTACCCCTTATCGGGGTACATTGGGAGATCGAATTACACTCCCTACTGTAAGTAATTTATTAAGCTTGCCCGAACAATTATCATCTGGACAGTCTTCTTCCTTTTCCATATCTGCAATAGACCTTCGTTGGTTGGCTTTTAGTTTACAGATTGGACACTCATATAAATATATCGGCATCTAACCTCCTACAAGTTGTTTAATTCCGTTAAGGTATCTATAACCTCGTCTCGTGTTTCTAGTTCGGCTATTTGAGTAAAAGTCTTGTTATTAAGGATACACATAATTGTGTAACTACAATTATCCGATTCCGCTTCGTTAATGGCTACATAAGTATCCGCTGGTTCGTCAAACTCTATAGCCTTTTCTAGTTCTTCTTCATCTTCGTAGATTTCACAATTTTCTACTATTGTCACTTTGTCCTCCCTTATAGGTAATTTAAAGCTGTTGTTACCTCTACAGCGTCTTCATATGTTATACAAGTAGCTATAGGACTAAAATAAAGAACGTCGTCGTGATCTATTTTGTTTATACTATATGTATCATCACCGTCCTCATTTTGACCAATGTAAACTATTACATAGTTTTCAACTATTTTACTAGCCACTAAGCTCTGTATAAAATCGTCTGTACCACGATAAAACTCGCAACCGTCTTTTATTTCCATAGCTCCCCCCTATTTTAATAAGTATACAATTAAGGCGGAACTACCTATTCCGATAGCACCGCCTATAAATAAATTATTGAATGCCCTAGACTCTAGTTTAATTATCGTTAGGGCTTGCTCGTTTTTAATAGTATTGTCGGTTTTAGCTCCGAGAGTTAATTTTTTGTTCAGGGCTTCCAACCTTGTATTATCTCGTATAAAACCTTCCTTAGCCTCACGCTCTAAGATTATTTCTACTTCCAGTATTGGAATTGTTTTCTGATCTGCCCTCATGGACTGTATAATCCAGACGGGGGAGACGTACAATAACTGTGGCGGTATGTCGCTACTCTTTACTAGGGTTATTCTCCCAATCGAACTTAGATTTATCGTCGGTAACAGTGATATCTCGCTCTGGCTTATCGACTCCGTAAAAGCTGTTGATATCGTCAGCGAGATCAATAGGAGACATAAGGCTAGTCTCTTCCTTAATTTTTGTAACATTGTTTTCAAACTCCTCGTCCTGTGTATGCTCTACTTCTAGAATCTCGTACTCTACTTCTAGAGTTTCGGCTTCTTCCTCTGGACTGAGGGTTAAGTCTGGGCTGAACCCTTCTGGGTTGTAATCAACCTTTCTCCCCCGTCCGAATAATAAATATAGAGAACCAAAAAGTCCTCCCGTTAATAATAATATAATAATAAATTGTGTCATTCTTTATCCTCCAACGCTCTTAACCCCATAATACTAGGGTTTGCTAACTGATTTACCCATGATGGGTATCCTTCACCTAGTGTAGAGGATAACTCCAGAGTCATAGTGGGTTCTTGTGGTGTTGGGTTAACTTTTTCTGGACTACATATCATTGTTGTAGCCTTATCTGTAAAGTATTTAGATTGGCATTCCCTAGCTTCTTCAATAGTATCGAAGCTTTTTATAATTCTACCTGTAGTCTCACAAATTTCTTTTGCTTCTAAAAGACCTAGTCCTGTGGCTTCTCTTATCGCTTTAATAAGGGGTATTTTACCATTTTCCTGATAATTAACAAATAGTAGGTCAAACTTTTCTTCTTCTTTCTTAGTTTCAATTTTAGTTGCAGATTCCGGTTCAGACATTACCGTTCCGGCTGTACTTTGAATTAGGGCTAGCTTTTGTATATGTTTTTCTTCCGAGAAGGAAAATACTTTTAGGATATCTTCTACTGATGGAACGTCCCAAAACCAAGGATGGTAAAAAGAGTATTCTCCGGTAGACACTTTACAAGTAGATACTAATCTTTTATCGCCTGTCCCTTTATAGTAAAGTGTTCCTCGTACTTCATTAGATAGCATTCCAGCTGGTCTATGCTCATTCCGTCTGGGAGAACTTGTAGATAGTCTACGAAGGATTACTCCTACGGGTACGTCCTTGTCCTCTTTTTTATTAGTAGAGTCGTCTCCAATATCATTAGATACTCGATGATAGTCTCTGTGTTGAAGACGGAATGTTTTTGCATTAGCCATTTTTAGAAAGATGTTTGATAGGTAGCCGTTGTGACAATCTACGTTAACCTGTTGACTAACTTTATGAACCGCTTTTTGATCTGGGGTGAGTTCTTTTACCCAAGGGAACGAGTTCATGAAGTCTGTAGAGATTTTATGTAGATACTCTGCAAGTTCCCTGTACTGCTCTGTTTCTCTCATGAGGCAACTCCCTCGATAGTTATGTCTGGGTTCATGTTACCAGAGATAAACTTTTTATATTGCATATTGTCACTGTTTTCTGTAGCGAGACCATTTTCCGATACTGCGATCATATTCTCAAACTCTTCTAAGGTAGCTACCTTGAAGGCTGACGCAAAGTTTCGTAGTAAGGCTTCGTCGTTTAAGATTGTCCCGACAAATATTGTTATTTCATTCTCAGTAGGTAAGCTTATGTCCTGATTATACTTCTCGAAAGAGGTATCCTTAGTCATTTTTGAACCACTAATTATTTGTAGGTTCGACTTTTCTGAGATGATTCCGATTGTTCCGTTTTTACGTTTTATTATAGTAGCTTTGGGTAAGTCTATTCGACATGTTAAGCCGACTTCTTTTGAGTTAAGATTTCTTCCGATAAAGATAGAGAAAATCCTATTCATAGCCTGACCTGAACCTTCCCAACCACCACCAATTACGTCTTTAGATATTGCCTTCGCTAAGGCTAAATCTGTCGCTGTTGGCTTGCTTACGCTTTCCGATGGTACTATCCCTTCAATAGTTAGTACTTTCTTTGAATAGTTGAAGATGTTTTTTGCTAGTCCACCGAACTTTTCTTTAAAAGTTGCAGACTTGATTTCATTTAACTTGTCCGAAGCGTTACTTTTAAGACTCGCTAAATACTCTCTGATATTATTCTTTACTACCATATATCCCCCTAGATATAAAAAAGGGAACCAATCGATATTGGCTCCCCCTGTTAGTATAGTTAATGTTTGTATTCGATTATGCTTTTTTAAACTTGTCAATAACTTGTTCATTATCACCTGTTCCAACGTAAGTAATTTTTCCGTTGTCGTCAGTTGATTTTTCAGTCTTTTCTTTCCACTGTACTCTAGCTTCAATATTTGCTCCGACTGTTAAGTCCCAGAACTCCTGAGTAGCTATTCCACCAGCCGATACCGTACTGTAGTCTGGATGGCTCTGTACATCTGATCCAAGGATAAACTCTTGAACCATCATTGCCATGTAGTCGGCTGACTTTTGCTTATCATCTTTCATAGGAAAGTAGAAAGTTTTAAACATCACTTCACCTAGTGGTGCTTGATCTCCCTTTAATACGGCTGTATCCTCAATTCTTAATTGAAGACTAACACCGGGTCTATCGTTCTTAGACATGATACTCTCTGCTTTCTTAACTGAAAATAGGTATTGACCATTGTCATAATGTGGCTTCTCCACATTCATAATTGCATTAACGTCCATTACTTCGCTCATAATAATTCCTTTTACTTTTTTAAATATATTTAAACTACTAAGTAGTTTGCTTTGATTTGATTTATTCATTCTAGCAGAACTCGACCCGAAGGTCAAGACCCTAGTTAAAATACATTTAGCATTTCTGTGTAAACTCTCCCATAAGTACTCCCTTTACTATCTTTTAATTTGTAAAAAGTTTCACCTTGGATACAAAAATTACCATTCGTGCCTAGACTATTAAAATACAAACCAAGGTTTTTACTTGGTTTAAGAATACTATTTACGACTATAAAAAGCTCATTCTCTATTAAAATATAGATACTGCTTTCAAGCTCTTTTAAATCTACTAATAAGTTATTTATTATTAATCTTTCAATATCTTTTATCATCTTTAACCCCCGTTTAAGTATCTTAATTAGACACTATGTCTTATTTAATGTTTTTGTATGAGATATTCTCCGTTAAGTGTTTAACCCCTACCCTAGTTTTGGCGTTAAATGGGTAAGTGTCTACAGTTTCAACTAGATACTGAGTCTTACCCATAATGGTTTTAACCACAAAATGGTATGTTTCATCAAACTCGTGTGGTAGTACGTTTTTATATCCACCTTGGATATTTACACCACCCACTTGACCACCTCTTAATTCGTCCATGTCAACTTTTTCACCAGCAGTAACGATCACATTATACTTTAAGTCTTTAAGCTTAGAGCCTATTTCCTCTTGTTGATTACCTAATATCGCCCAGACGTCAAAGTCCGGCTTGTCCTTCATGGGGTCTTTACCATTCATAAATCTGAGTATACCGTACTTTAAAAATCGGTTCAGGTTAGTCATATCGTCAATGGCAATGGTCTCTATTTTAGATAGAGCTTCTCCCTCTGCAAAAAGTCCTCGTTTATATTTGGCATCATCAAGTATTTGTATGATAGTTTTATACACATTAGGATTTACCTCGTTTCCTCGTTCGTCCTTAGATGTATGTTCCAGTGAAATCACTTGCACGTTCTCATTATTCTGTAGTGTTTTCAATCCTTTATTAGTGTCTAAGACTAAGACGTTTGGAAATGTTCCAATAAATCTAGTCTTACCTGCACCAGCTTTCCCATAGACAAGACATTTGACATAGTCACCTGTCAGTTCTTTAGGAGTGCTTAATAGTCCTGCATAGTTAAAAGTTATGTTACTTGTTAACATTGTTCACTTCCCTTTTTTAAATTGTTTTTGTTCTCTTCCATTAAGGCAGATATATAATTATTTTCAACCCATTCGTCTTTATCAAAACCATAATCTTCCGGTTTGATTCCTTCAACAAGTCGCTTGTCGCATATAGAAGAATAGGGACAACCCCAAACAGAACACGCTCCCTTTCTAGCTGGAAAAAGATACTCGGAGGGTAGTTTTCCCTCTCGATATAGCGCGTATCTGCTTGTTAAGTCTTCTATGTCCGACATTAAACCTATTTCCCATGTTTGACTTCTCTCGTCGTCAATAAGCACGGGAATGCTACGTTCGCATTGATGGACAGAACTTCGTGAATATAAACAATCGGTGATCCAACCTTTAAAGTTGTCACCGTACAATGGTTCTATTATCTTCGTATAACCAGTAGGTTGATCGCTCTTGGCTGTCTTGTCAAACATCCTTTGCAGACCGACACCTGTAGTCTTGGTGTCAAAAATGTAAACATTTTCAGTTTCCATCTCTCTAAAAATCCTATCTGGTCTAATACGATACTCTATACCATTAGAAAGAACACCAATATGTTCCTGTTCGTTCTCTACTACTTCGAATGTTTCCTTATCAGAAACCCCGAATCGTGAGTACCACGCTGTCAATGATGCTACCGCTTTGTTTCTATCGTTTTGGTAGTCAAGGAGTTTGTAATACTTATCACGACTTTCGTCAATCCTCTGTAGTGTAACGCCTAATAGTGTATCCTTGTCCCAGTCCTTGTAGAACTGACTGAACGCTTCGTGAACGGCAGAACCATAAATAAGGGCTTTTCCTAGCGTTCGTTCCTTTAATCCTAGAACATACTTTAAGAACCATTTCCGAGGGCATCCCCTAAACGTGTCATAAAAATGACCACCGCCTAGACCTTCCCTCATTGAATGGGCTTTAGCTGGTGTTACCACCTTCGCTAACCTCCTCTGGTGCTACTTTAAAGTAGAACCGATTAAGTACCGCCCAACGTATATTATAGAACTCATTTTGACCCTCTCGAGCCAACTTAGTCTCCGATAAGGAAAAGAATTGTCTTTCGACAACCCAGTCTCCCCCGTCAGATTCTATAATATACAGGTAGTACCCCCCTCTCTTCCGAGAAAGTGGAGTCACGCCATGCTTTGACACATCAACGAAAAACAAAAATTTATTTTCATTAGTTATCCTTAGCAGACGAGCGTGGGATACAATGTCTTTTGGATTAAACTTGTCCAAATGTATCCCTTTTAGTTTTATATTATGATAGTCTTTACCACATTTAAAGCGTAGTATCGTACTAAAAAATCTTTCTCTTGAAGTCCATCTATGGTCGTCTCTAGACGGAGGTCTTCTCCCTGTCCTAGTCTTTATGCACATATTCCGCCTCCATCAGACTTAGTATTTCATCACCATCAGTGTATTTGTTCGCCGTACAAAGTGCTCTTAGCCCGCTGACTAGAGTCTTAACTTCCTCGGGATCTATTGCCTTTTCCAGTAAGGTATCCTTATCCAGTACCTTCCAAATACGAACCCATCGGCTACCGTCATTCACACACAGTCTGTTATGTCTAATCTCAACCCTATTTACATAGCCTGTTCTCTCGATCAAAAAGTACCCATGTTCAGCCTGATCTTTTGAATCTTTGATTAGAGCCTTTTTTGCTTCATCATAGGATACATCCAAATATTTAGGGTCGTCTGTACTAACCCATTCGGCTTGTAGGGTATTAACCAAGTCTCCTCGCTCTGGTTTAATAGATAGCTTTTTTGAGATAGCCTCTATCTTTCTCATAAAACTCTCAATATACTTCATTTGAGCTTCTTCGTCAACCCCAGTAAAATCTATAGGGTCACTTAAATAGTCATGTTCCGGCTCAGGAGGAACAGTGCTATAGGGTACATATTCTACATTATGATAGTCACTGTATTCAAGTAAATCTGATTCACCGTTAAACCCTTTTTGGTAAACCACTTGACCCGCTTTAGACATTCGTACACCAAACCCCGAATAACCATTAATTTCTCTCGCAACCGCTGAATCATTCCAATGCTCACTGTATTCAAAAGATAGGAATCCTTCTCTAGAGTACATCTCTCTAAGCTCGGTTTCGTTATGAATACAGTAGCGTTCACTATCTAAATATCTGTAGACACGATCTTCGGTAATATTTATTATGTCTATTCTCGTTGCCATCTATTCTCCTTCTTCAACCTCTGTTGAATGCTTGACGGGGGAGTGCCAGTCTAAAAAGCCCTCAATTGCATACCCGAGCATACTAAGTATAATTATCCCGTTAAAGACCATTATAATTGTATTTCCTATATACTCATATACAGGGTGGGTATTATGTAACACCAAAAGTATTACAGCTGAGACTAATCCGAATAGACATTGTCTCCGTCCTATTTTTATGTCCGTCTCTTCTGGAAGAGTAAGACCATCTGTTTCTGTTGTTTCTTCCGACACTTCGGAATACAACGCTTCGTTCATTGATTTATTTGTTTGAGCTATTTCATGTTTGGAGATATGTGTCACTAATGGTATCATCAGTATTAGTAAACTCCAAGCTATAAATATCATATCTAGCTCCTTTTTGGCATAGGCTTGATTACACAGCTTACGTCGAACGCTTCGAGGTCACGTTTAATTTCGTTCATCTCGTCTAATGTTCCCTGTGCAACTCGTGTATAGCCTTGTTTAAAAATCAGATTAGCTTCCCTCTCTGAGAAGTTCATCACGTATTCAAAGTACGCTGTCGGGTCTGGTTCTCTACAATCTTGAACCGGACACACATGTACTATCAATCTATGTGCATCTTCATTAACTAATTCTCCCCCGTCAGACTTTATGAATCTAGGTTTTAAATTGTACTTACCTTTCTCCCAAGTCTTAGTTATCCGGTTGGGTTTAGCTTTTAATTTCGCTAATTTAGTCATTTTATTAAGATATCTAGAGACTTCTCTCGGAGTACCTTTTATAGAGGTAATATCTAAATTAAGGAGGCTCGCTCTCTTCTCTAGTTTTGCTTTTGTTCTTTTGTTCATCTGTCCCCCTAAGCCGTTTTGCTATAGGTTCTAGATAGAACCAGCTTTAATCTATAATCTGCCATTGGTTTAGCACCAAATGACAACTTTTTGTCTGCATAAGAACTAATTTTATGACGTAGCAATATCTCGTTTATTACACTCCGTCTAGTATCTATGTCTTTAATTTTTTGTATTATGACATTTCTTTTAGTTCTTTCAAGTACTGCCACAATAATTCCAGCCAAAGTCTTTTCGTATTCTTTAGCTTTTTCTGCATTGTACAGTTTAATTTCATTTCTCCTAACAGAAGCTTTATCTGCCCTAGCAAGCTTTTCAGTACTTGAACAGGGTTTAGGTGCTGTATAGCATTTTTTAGCTCTGTCTCTTCTTCTGTTCTCTTTATGGGCTTGATTCCATAATTTCGTCATCAGCATTTTTAGATTTTTTGTCATTAAATAGTTCCTTTAAAGACTTAACTTGTCGTTCAAGTTTCTTTATTTTGTAGACGTTAAAAAACTCAAATAGGAACAGTAACATTGTGGTAGAAGTAAATAGATACCCATAGTCGGGTATCTTTGTATTATAGATAACTTCTGTCAGTTCACGTATAGTATACATAAACTGGTTCATTAATAGAGGAAACGTCATGGCACTCCTTTGAAGATTATCGTAATCTCCGTATATAGCTCCTCAGAGCTTAGTTTCAGAACTTCCTTTGAATAAAGCCCCTGTGAGGCTAGATACAATAAATAGTACTGAATGTAAGAATCGTCTAAAAGATCATAGTACTTGAATAGAAACGAGGGACAATCCTCAACGTTCAAACCGAAAATAATTTCTTTGCCCCATTCACTTAATACATCTTTAAAATCCGCCATTACCTAGTAACAAGCCTTTACAAACTTTTTAGCTTTCTCTACAACTTTATCACAGTCGTCATCGTCTTCTAAGTCCGGTTCTTCTTTTTCAAACCAGTTAAGGAAACTGTACATTGCCTTAGCCTGTTTAGAATTGTCAAACTTACCATATTCATTACCAACTGAATAGTGGTTCTTACCGGAACTATGACTATTTTTGTGTCCCTTTTTATCGGAACCCTTTACTTCAACTAATTTGAAAGTTTTACCACATGAACATTTAACTGTTCCATGTGTGCCGAAGTCTGCTCTAGCGAAAAGTTGTGGGAATGGTATGTTCTTTACCATTGCGTAAACGCCCTTTTCAGCGATAGAAACCAGTTGCCCTTCGACACCTTTTGAATCTTTTTTGTCTTTATAAAATGTACCTGTCTTACCTAAGTTAGATACATAACCTTTGTAGTCAAATCTGTCTTTATTATTTGAGTGTTCTCTCTTCTTCACTGTCTTTTCCTTTTAGGACAGTTCCGGTGTCTAACACAGCCATAAGCGACGCTAATTGTGCAGAGTCGTCTTTTGGTATTGATACGATTAACATGTTGTCAACGTTTTCCTGATAAACTTTCGTTGTAACTCTTAGAAGTCCCGATACGGAACCTTGCATAGCTATAACGTCATTGTGAATGGAAATACGTTCCCCATTTTCAAAGTTAAAACTTAACCATCTATAGTCAGTCTTTACATTGTCGAGGTCGATTGGGGATGCGAAGAACGCCATTTGTTGATTCAGATGATTCCAAACCAGTATAGTAACGTATTCTTGCTCTCTTGTTAAATTTCTGATTGCTGTATCATAACCAACAGGCTTTGAAAAACTACCCGAACGTTTGTCCGTTAATAGTTTATCAGCAACTTTTTCAACGTCTTTCACGTCTTTAAGTTTTACTGTTGGTGATGCAGTTATTCCATCAGGAAGATCGAGGGAGATGTATCTATATCCCCTTCTTATTTTTTTGGCTTTACCATCATGACCCGTTCCGTCTATAAGGATTGTATTAACGTTTTTTCCACCTTGTAGACCGACAAAAGTTCCGGTAAGATTTAATTTCTTTTCACTCTTTTTATTCCAGCAGTGAACTGTTCTCGAATGCATATGCATCAAAGTTGGCATCATCTTATCGAACTTCTTATATAGCTCCATAAGGGTGTTTGCTCTCCTCAGACGAGCATCTGTTAAACGCTTGTCATACTCTTGGCGAGCTACCACTACTTCTTCTGGTGTCATTTTCGAGGTGTCAGGTCTTTCAATGTCAGTAAACGGTATCTCTCTAGAATTACCATTATCATCAAAACCAAGGTTAGCGTGTAATTCAATTTTACCACCAGCAGGGTGTTCAACTGAACCATGCGACTTTAACCATCCTCTGTCTATGAAGGTTTCTACAAACCACGGCACTTCACCCTTACCCCAAGGTAATGGACTTTTTTCTTCAACTTTAGGTTCTACTTTAGACGTTGTTGTCCCGTCGCTACTATCTTTATCCGGTAAGTCAGTGGGGTTGGAACCCTCCGACTCGGTAGCCGACTCAGTCTCAGACGGATCACTGGATATGACCTCTGTCTTTTCATTCTCTCGTTCCTTAGTTGAATCTTCCGCCAGCTTATTCTTGAAGGTATTATACTTTTCCATACCCTCTTCATAATTGCTGTCTCTTGCTTCTGCTTCAATTGCTTTTTTGCCTTTTTTCTCTTCCTGTGAATCTGTATCACATGGAGCCGGAGTCGCGGTCACAAGGGGGATGTTTTCACAACCTTTTCCCTCACAAGGCGAACTCTTTGCTCCATCTAATACCTCAGACGACTTTTCGTCTTTTGCTGTATCTACAGCCGGAGGAGTTTCGTTTTCGATTACCATTACTGGTATCTCTTTTTTCGCTTTTACTTTGTCAGAAGCCTTTTTAGACTCGATAAGAAGGTAATGCGCATCTATTCTCTCTTGCAAGAGTCTAGCCTCATTTGTCTTACCTGCTTTTTTAAGTCGTTTGACTTCTTTTTTACTTGATCTAACTTCTTGTTGTTTCATTTTAGTTCCTTACTGTCTATACAGTTATTTTTAATTGATCTTTAACCAACACAGGGTCGCCATTTTTTAAAGTCTTATTTCTATACGTAACTTTAAAACCTTTTCTTCTCAGTAGTTCTGCATCTGCATCACTTAACCCTCTTACATAGAACTCGGTCTGTCCGAATCTTTTGGAGTTTTTTCTGATTTTCTTATTGAGCTTTCTTAAATCCTTACTCAATTGTCCCACTTCGGCATACTGTTTAACTTCCTCTCTAGAAACGAAGTCAGGTTCTTTACAACCGTAGTCTAATACTACTTTTTTGTTACCGATAGGTATTTCAAATCTCATTTTTTAGTCCTTTAGTAGCACTTCGCTACCTAGTAAGTATGCATCCTTAGTGATTCTGAACACCTCAATTTCAGTTACATACTTGTTTATCTTCTGTATCATAGTGCTGTCATTCAGCGTATATGAACCCCAAATCCACTTCTCTTGTTTTCGCTTGTACCGGAATCTAAACTCCTCGAAAACATAGACTTTATCCGATATACTGCCGTATTGTCTTACTCTATACGTTTCAGTCGGCATCACCTCAACGAACCCGTATCCTAAAATGTGGGGATAATCCATATCCGAAAGATAAGCCGTCGCTTTAACCTTTCTTAGACTCTCCATTAGATTAAAGGAACTATCATTTCTGATAAAAAGCTCCCTAGAGTCTTTGACCTCTTCTCGTAAGAGATCGATCTTTAGAAGACGTTCATCTATTAAAAAGATTAGTTCTTCTATCTTATTGAATGCATATCTTAACCCGATCGTTATATCTTTTCTCTTAAAAGGGCTTCCAGTCTCACTAAGATTTTTGCGCATTCCTTTTAGCTCACTAAGAGCTACAGCCGTATTCTCTCCGATACTTAAAGTATTCACTATAGTTCCGACGATACCTATTTGATAGTCGAAGTCATAGTTTTTAAATCCTGTATTCAAGGCATCATAGTAAACTCTTAAAGTAAAACTAATATTAGATAGGCTCATACTCATTAGCATGTGTTCACTTAACCTAAAAATTGTTTGCTTCAAATAGTTTGCTTCATCACTCTTGACGGGGGAGAATAAGCTTGTTAAATTATATAATAACTTCAACTCCGATACCATTTCTAAAAAGAACTGGGGAGTCATAGGCGAAATATGTTTAATTTGGGAGTAAAATCTATCCTCGAAATACTTAACGCCCATATTAAATGAGAGTTTATTTATTGTGCCCTTATCATACAAGTGAATTGCTTCAATTATATGGTCTTGAACTATTATGTCGGTCTGTTTCCAATCATCCTTGTAGAAGGAGGGTAAAACGATATCGTTATTGAAACAGCCAGTAAGAACCAATAAGAATAAGGATATAAAAAGTACGCCCAAGCTTGTTAACGAAGTCTTTAGTAGGTATTTACTTCTTGTCTTTTTGTTCAGGAGTGGATTTGTCTTTTTTGTTTTTATCATTTGATCTCCCCCTAGTATTATTCTTCGGCGGTGTACTTACGGACGGTTTAGCTTTAGGCTTTACCTTTGACTTATTAACGTCAGTCTCCCCCGTCGAGTTGGGAGACTTTTTGGTCTTTTTAGGCGCCTTAGCCGTCATTATATATTTTAGAATCTTCTTTAAGACACCACCAGCCAGAGCTTTATTGGTATCCTGTATTGAAGTTTCTTCTATAATGTCGCCCGGTTTTTGAGTAAGCTCCTTAGCCTTTAGAGCTTCAAGTTTAAGAGTCCGTCTAATGTCCTTTTTTCTCTTGATATCATCGATAAAAAGTGAAAAGGTCATAGGCTCTTTAGGATTGATCGGTGCTGGCTCAGTTACCGGAGTATTATTTAAAGGTTTTTTCTTGTCCTCAACTATTGGAGTAGTCTCTGGTTTTTTGTTAGTCTCTTTAGTAGAAGGTTTTTTAGGTTCTTCTTTTTTAACTGACGTTAAAGGTATGGTTTTTGTAGTTTTCGGCTTTCGGTTAAGTACTGCTTTTTGTATATTATAGAGTATAAAACAGATTATTAAACCGAAGGTAAGTAATTTACCGAATAGTGTAATTTTATCTATAGTAGACTCTAATTTAGCGTACTTAATAACGTCAGCTTCACTAGCGACCATTGACTCGTAGAGTTGCATCTCGTATCCGGCTATTACAGATTCAAAGTGTTTAATAGTTGCTTTGTCCTGTTTGGTTACTCGAGCGTGCTCTTTAGTTATATTTGTGTAGGCTGTTCTCTCAGTATCGATAAGATACTTTAATTCTTCATTCATTTCTTTAAAGAAGACAGCTCTTTTTTCTGATTGTTCCGCGTCTTTTTCGGAGTACCCTGAAATCTTTGCATAATGGTTTTTCATACTAATTTCATGGGTAAGTTGTTCCTTCAAGATATTATTCTCTATTGACGTAATATCCATCATAGAGAATACTTGCGCATGACTAGCCCAAGTGATACTTAGAGCTAATAAAATAATGTACATAAATTTCTTCATCATATTGTCCTTTAGTAGCCTATGCTACTCGTTGCGTAATCTCTCTAGATTACTAATCTTTATAGTACTCGAGGCGTTCACCAAACTTGAACTTATCTAACTCGTCGTCAGTCAGTTCGGTCATGAGTGAACCTTCAATACGTTCCATAGAAGTATTTAGTAGAACATATCTAACACCTTTTGAAGCGTCAAACTTCATTTCTATGTAGATACCTACTTGGTCGTTGTTGTCAGACATTCGATACATCTTGTGCGGTACAAAACATGAGCCTTGTGGCTTAACATTGTCCATTTCTACGAAGATGTAATCTACCATTACTGGTATATCAGAATACATGGTTGTTACCGCGAATCTCATATCATCTGTTAATACGGCATTGATCTCTTTTCCGTGACCACCTATAACAACTTGAAGGAACGCTTGATTCTGTTCACACAGATTTAACGCTCCCTTGTCGTCTTCTAGATACTTATACAGTAAACTTACTGCATAATCGTCTTTGATGGTGATTTTCACCTTTTGTACTGTTTCTTCTTTGCTCATTCTTGAGCCTCCTAAATAATTGGATTTAGTCGCCTATGCAACTAAAGAAAGAGAGCCTGTCGTCGAAAACTGCTCTCTAAACTACTAGTGGGGACTCGAACCCCATGTACTCCACCGTTCTAGTAGTAGTGATTACCTTTTCACGTTTGTATTCATCCGAGGGAGGTATACCCTCTATGGGAAAAGGCGGAATCGAACCGCCGATTAAAAACCTTATTCCGTTAAATCTTTTTTACGAGTGTAATTAAAAAAGTTGAGCTACCAAACCATTGTTCCTCAAAATTCCTTGCTTCTTTTTCTGTAGCAAAGGTTTTTATTGTTGAAGGGACTGCTTCAACAAGATCTTTTGCTTCTTTAAGACCAAGACCAGTTGCTCCACGAATAACTTTAAGTGTAGGAATTATCATTCCATCAGTGAACTTTACAAATCTCACAGCCCACTCTTCTCTAAAAGTTGGGTTGTCTACTGCGGGTAAGTCTTCCTCTTTAATTACTTTACGAGTTAACGTAATGTCGTACTCTGAACTAAGTAGTTCTGCGTATTTTAAGGTGCTTTTTAAAGATACACAAAATGTAGCTATAGAGTCCAGTTCAGTTCTGTCTCTAAGTTTTACTAATTCATCTTTTATTTCGTTTGTTGTCATTTTCGCTCCTCGAAAAAGCCCTTCTCTAAGGACTTGTATTCAGCTAAAATGTACTTTTCAGCAGTACCCAATGCCCGGACTCGATAAGCCCACGCAACTGTCTCCCCAAGCTGTTTCCTAGTCAGCCTAGTTGCTTTGTCAGCTTGTATAAGAGATAGTATATATATAGGCTCGAATTGGTAATACTTACTTAGCATTATTACATAACGCATAGTCTCGTCGGTTATTAGTATTTCCCCATAGATAGGATCGTGTATTATTGTATCTACGTAGGGTTTTTTCATTATAGGCACAGGTGTAAAGATTGTACCTATCCGTTTATCTTCATACTTAGTCTTAAGTACGTCATAGTAAGGGTCATTTAGGACTCGACCCTTGTCTAAATCCCAAGCCAATACCGCAATTGAATAGTACTCCTTAGTAATTCTATTCTCTGGATATGGACTTGCCGATAGTAGTAAAAAGACTATACCTAAAAAGGTCAATACTCGTTTCATAGTCCCTCCGTTATCACTACGAGCATCAGTAAGATTACGTAAACCTCTCCAAGAATAAAAAAACATCTAATCATTGGATCATTGGTTTCGACAAAGGATACTATAGCCAAAACAGTGAAGGCTGCCCCACATAACATTATGAAAATAAATAAAGCTATTAACATATTTACTCCTTTGATGCCTATGCACCAAGTAAAGCTAGTCGAGGGACTCGAACCCTGCAAGCAAACACCATATAAGCTCTCAACCAGAAACTAACTGTGGGATATCTCCCACATAGATAGTAGTAAAAACAGTGACTTTTCGTCTAAGGTAGCCACCACCTGATTTTTATTTAGTACATCTAAGATATACTGTGCCAAGACCTAATAAAGTTTAAGTCTCGCCTGTTTATCGATACACGTTGATGGGGTTCAACCCCACTAGGCACGATTTCGCTACCCTCCGTAAAGCCTAAGCCCTTACTTAATAGGTACAGATGAATATAATATGATCTTATCGATTTTATTATATATTCCTTACTCGTCGTCGGACTCCTTGCCCGATAGAGAATCACGGTGCAAACCTCGGTTTGTGTTCCATGACGTATTACCTCTTCTTCCAGGGATGTGTTGCAAGACACAATCAGAAAAGATATTAAAAGAGTTATTAGTAGTTTTAGCATAACTACCTCCTTTATGGAGAAAATGGGAATCGAACCCAAACTTATGTACCAACTTCTCTAAATGCAAACTTAAGCAATTCTATAGATACTACGTAACCTTCATAACCTTCTGCGCTTATATATACAGTAGTAGTTTCTTCAATGCTTATTATTTTGTCTATACTCATTTTAGTCCCTTTAGGAACATCTTCTCGTCTTGCTCTAGACGAGTCTGGTTCTAATACCATGTCATATTTTGCTTCAAACATTATTTACTCCTTTATTAGTCAAGGGGGAGTCGAACCCCCACTAGATCACCAGATTAACTTAAGTATAGAACTCAATACCTTCTGGAAGGTCTAAGCCCATTGCTTTACCAGTTGCAATGATAACTTTGAACAACTCGTTCAAATCATCCGTTGCAAACTCTTCGGTTAGCTCCGGTGTAAGAAGTGCCTTCGGTGCGAATCTAAAAGCAAGGTTTCTCACTTCTTTTTCGTTCTGAAACTTCACCTCGATAGGTGCATTGTCCCCTAACTGAACTGTAACAATTGCACTGCAAGCGTTGTTACTTAAAACTTTCTTTGCAGGGATTGATGAATTACCACCACCAATTGGCTCTCTTGTATTTAATACTCTAATTTCCATTTTGTCTCCTATGACGGGTTATTTAATATTCTTGAAGGGTTAAATCCCTTTAAGTGCTGTACTGCTACTGGGATACCATCGGGTCTAGTAATGGCATGCCAGATTTTTCTAAACAAGATGTAATCTTCTTCCGAGAGCATCCTATTTGTTGTTAATTCATGTAACCTTTTAAGGTACAGTCCTCGACGGATCATATTTTCTTTTAACGGGCATGAACCATGCTCCTGATATCTCTTATCGTATGTAACTAGTTTATCTAGTACATACTCGTTGCCTTTTTCCCTGTCTTGCCGTAGTAGACCAATTTCAGTTATGGCATGACCAGCACTACTGTATATACCAAAGAGCCAATCTATTGACCAGTAGTTTAAAAAGCCTGTCTTATAGATTTTAAGCTCCTCTGCATTAGAGAGCCTTTTCTCGTTGGTTACATTTATACGGACTTTCCAATCCTCAGAAGGGGCGCAAGTATATCCGTAAGTAAATCTATTTTTACCGGGTTGCATATTTACTCCTTTCTCATTCGGGCAATCTCGATGTCGATTACGGAAGCTAGTTCCGTTTCGGAATTAGTAAGTATCGTAAAGGACTTACTACGGGATCGGTCTTCGTCCTGATCGTTATGGAAGGTGTAAAAGTTACCCTCTGGATAGATCACTAAGACCGGACATTTCCAACGGGGGAGATCCATTGCATCGACTATGTGCATTTTCTCTTTAAAACCAGACATTTCTAGGTGGGTCTGTAATAGGCGCACCATTGCATTATGAAAGTGCAGATTGATAATGTCTGCTCCGGCATAATAAATATTGATGGTCTTTTTTTCCGAGATATTAAGTTCTTTTACTACTTGGACTAATTCTTCTTCGGTAGCATTCTCGACACGCTCTTTAAGACGGAACTTCTCTAAGTCATCTTCATCTTTTTGTTTTTTGTCAAAGCTTTTTTTAAGCATCGACATTACCCAACCTATAATAAATATTACTAACCCCCAGAATAATGCAACGTAGAAATGACTTCCTAGTGACCATTCATGGACTTTTAATAAAATTTCCATAAGTTCTCCTTTTATTTTTTATTTCCTGTCTATACAGGATAAAGCAACAAGGGGAGTCGAACCCCTCCAATACCTTTTTGCTAACTGCTCTCACTAGCTTGATTTGCTTTTAGTTTTTCTAATCTCTCTTCTAAATCAGCTATTTCGTTCTGTATTAATTCTGACTCAGTAAATCTCTTCTGTGCATCATACCGCATGGAACCACCTGTTTCACCCATTTCCTGTACTACTAAATGGGTTGCCCCGTTTTCTTTAGCAGATTTAAGAAAGGTTATAATTTCATCTATAGGGTTTTGACAACTACCTGTAAATATATTTACAGTCTTACTAAAATTCATATTGTCTCCTTTTATTCTTAAAGCAACGGGGCAGTTTGACCCACCCAAGAAACTCTTTTGTCTCTCTGAACATCCCCGAAGGGACTTCGCGTCACTATTTATTTAGAAGTATTTTTGTTAATTTTATTTAGCTTCGTGCTTAAGTAATAGTGCTCGCTTATGGTATGGCGCTTTCATCGGGGTCTAAGTGGGGAATCATTCCTGATTTCCATATCGCCAAGGTTGCTAATCCCTGTTGTGCGCCTTTCTATATTTGACCTTCAACTACTATTACTCCCCTTCCTTTACGACAGGTGTATTTTAATAAACAATACTTTTGTCTTCGGCATGGGGCACATGACCAGATTTCTTACCGTCTGGCTTGGTCGAGTCACTTCTGACTCGTAACACATTGGTAGGTTGAGAAAGTCCTCGAGATTACTTATCGCCCATAAGGACTATAAATTGGTAATCTTTTTAACTCAACAGTAGTTTCAAGCATTCTGGAATTGTCTGTTCCTAGAATAACTATCATGCAAATAGACTATCTTAAAGCAGTAATATGTTCTTTTCCACCGACTCTCACGGCTACCCACTTCGTCTACAAGCGACCTTTTTGTCCACGGGGTATTACCCCGATTCGTGTTTGGGTTTCCTAGTCCCTCAACCGCGCAAGCCTTACTCTCACACTCTTTGCGGTTTCTACCTGCCAGTTAATATTTCAATGATCTAAACCACCTACTACTAAATATCTGACTCTGTCCATGCGACTGTAGAATATATCTCAATTCCATCTCGCCCCGTCTTGGACTTAATTATTTATTGGGCTATATCTCGTCCCGTAGTGTTCACTGATTATACTGGTTGAACTCCCAGATTTAGACTTGTGTAATATAAGCCTGAAAGGGTTAACTTGGCTTTGAACCATAATCTATAACTGCACTATAAATAGGGTCATATTTCCGTGACTGAATTTGTCTAGTTCAGGCGTGTCTATAAATAGTGTCGGTTACAATTAAATTAACCTTAAGAGTGTACCGGATGCTTTGATACTAAGTCGCCGATTACTCTCGCCTTTAAATAAATACCCCACTCTATTAGGATAAGTTTGTTAATTAACTAGTCAGCAGAAGGGGTATCAATCCCAAAATAGACCTGTACGAGATACGATCGGGTTTGACCCTAGTGACACCCCCTTGGACTCACTCGCTCTCTTGGACTCTTTATTATTTACCCATGATAACCACCTCCCATTCTTTGTTCTACAACAATGTGTTGTGCAAGTAACCTCTATTAGATACTTACAACTTTAACATGGGGTTAAAAGGTTGTCAAGGACTTTTTTTAAAAGTTCAATGGTTTTGCTATTTAACAGGATACTATTTGCAACCTGTTAAAGTCCAATAGAGTATTTAACAACTCTACTTAGGTATTCTATAGGGTTAACTTAAACCTGTCAACTCTTTTTGTATTTTATTTTGCATTTCTTTTTTCCAGATTATTCTGTAAGACATTTTATAGTTCTCATTTAAGAACTTATAGAAAGATGGCTTACAAATAGTCTGTTCTGTGAATGTTCCTGTGTATTGCTCCGCACAATATTCATTTATGAAGCGTACCAGAGCTTTTAACTGAGAGTAACCATTACTATAATATATATTTGCTACAATAACTAATCGAAATCTATCATGTTTATATACATATGCCTCAGTTATATTTTTATCCTGCCTAGCTAAGACTAATTTTATTATACCTTTACCATCCAGAGTGTCAGTAATAGCATAACGATTCATAGTATGTTTAATTTTCTCAATCATAATTTTACCTCCGGTAATTCTAGTCTAAAGAAGTTTAATAGCTTATTACAAGACTTTTTCCAGTCTCGTTGATTGAGCCGTAGCTTCTTATTTGGTTCTAGTGTATTAAAATGCTGTCCTGAGTGCTTCTTCTCCTCGGGTAGTAGATTCCTACAGATTACGTTTAACGAGCCGTCACGGTTACGTATAGAGACGGAAAAGAGTTTAAAAGTCTTTTCTCCCCGTTCGTTATCAGTACCAGTAAAATCAAACTCAACATTAAATAGGTTTGACTTATAGTGGTTATCTGTTAGCCTTACAAGGGCTATTCGATCTATATTAAGGCTTTGCTTTTTCATGTTGAATCCTTCGCCATTCATTACAGACTTTATTCCAGATTGAAAAATCAATGTCGGACTCCCCCCAGTCAATTTGATCTACCCAACTAGATACATCGCGGTATGATTCAAAGACCTCTTTTAAACAGGTAGCTTCAAAAAAGACACCATCAGGTTTAAAACTTCTAAGGTAGGCACTATAAAGTCTTTTTGACTTTAAAAAAGTTACAAATTCCTGTTGTTCAGGGGTTAATTTTGATTTTTTATTTTTTAACACGTAGCGCCTCCCAACGTAGTTTAAGCTTGTTTAGTTCTTTATCCAGTAGTAGACTTGCAGAACTTTCCGACAGTTTAATCGGGGGTTGACCCT